TCAGCCAGCCGATTTGATGATGTAAGTTACGACCCCAAACACATCGAGAGTATCCTCGCTACCCACGACTATCGGCGAATATGCAGGGTTCATTGGGTTAAGCTGAACCCGCGGATGCAGCTGCAGCTTCTTAACGGTAAATTCCCCATCCACAGCAGCAATAACGATATCGCCATGAACTGCTGTTCTTGAGCTATCCACGACCAGAAGATCACCTTCCCCTATGCCGGCGTCTTTCATGCTGTCGCCGGCGGCTTTGACAAAATACGTCGCACTGGGGTGGTTAACGAGCAACTCGTTCAGATCGATACGTTGCTCAACATAATCCTGCGCTGGACTTGGAAAACCACATTGCACAAGGTCGCTGTACAACGGGAGCAGCATGATCTGACGTAACTCAACGGGCGTGTAGAACTGCATAATAGACTCGCTCACATTTACACTGTTTTTATATACAGTAGTTTTAACAGGGCGACATATCAATATAGGCTATGGCTATCAATTTACGCCATTGACGTAACATATTGATGTAATGAGTAAGGTAAGTCTTAAAGTGTATTCAGGCCTTAGCTGTTTGATGCTTTTGCGAACAGGGTCCGGTTAAAATTTTTCAGCTATGGCAATGCCTTCATAACAAATTGCTCACCTGCGATCTCTTGCATACGGTTCGCAGGTGAGCAAACTTAACGGGCTGGAAAATATTTATAAATCGTCTTCACTCCCACTCCTATCACATCAGCGATTTGTTGCCGGGTTGCTCCGTTCTCTAGCGTTCTGCGTATCCGCTCGATGAAGGACAAAAATACTCATGTATCTACATGAATTAATTATGATTACAATCAAAAAAATTCATCACAAAAATTGACAATGCATTGATGTTTTTTTATATTGAGTAATTATATAGTTAAAAGACATGCTGTTTTGGGAATGCATTATGAAAGAATTAACAATTTACGCGCTACTTTTTCTTTTTTCATTAAGTAATGCATATTCAGACGAATGCGAACCTAATAACCTTGGTGGAAACTTCTGTATAAAGGATAATGGTTCAACCACCGACAGCATGCCTAATGAAATAGGTGGACAGGATGTTTACTCTAGCAATGGGAAGTTGACAACTACCCTTCCTAAAGAAAGACAAGATGATGGTTTACCGCCATCATATAATTCATCATTAAAGTTATCTGGTAAATCAACGAACTCAGGGCACAGTCTTAAATCAATAGTATCTGCTGGTAAAGACTGGAGTACTTCTGTCGATAGTGTTAATGGTAATAATGGAGCTGCAACATCCAGCATGGACCTGCTTGATAAATAGACCTCATAGTATTTCAAACATATTAACAACTGGGCAGAAAATATCTACATAATAGTTTTATCAGATCAAATCAAGTATTTCTTAATTATATTTGTAAAACATTAATCTCTTCTTATATTTCTTGAATATGACGAGATATCGCACTATGTATTTAAATGTTCAAACAGTTTGGCGGCTTATGTCTAATCAACACTACAGAAACATACCATGCTTTTTTAAGTTCATCGGTAACATATGGCCACTCTCGATAATCACGAACTTCATTCTCTATAAAAATACTCGCAGCTACGCGATACAACTATTCCATCGAATAAGATACACGACTAAGCATAAAATTTGCTGTAAAAATTTGATATTTACCGCTTTTAGCATATACTTCCTAAATGTAGAAAATAATGCACACCCAACCTTTGGTGAAAAGAATGTTTAAAATCGATGGCGAAATAAAAGTTCAAAATATTCATCAAAAAGAACCTACACCCACACGTACACTTCTCACACTGAATATCGATAGCATTAGCAAGACATTGCTAAAATTTGAATTAAGGAAAAATGGTGATGTTGCGATGTATAACCAACATGCCAAATTTTATAGGGAGTCTGGAAGCAAGCCAACAGAATATAATGAAATAAAACAACAAAGATACTCCTTTCACATGAGTAAAGAGAGTAACAAAAGAATTAACTTTTTTAAGCAAACACTTGAAGTTAGCAATGATAAAATAATCAATACTTACATTGTTACGCCTGAAATCAAAAAAAAATCTGGATTAGTTCATATTCTAAGTTGCCGCTCACCGGATATGTCATCAGACAGATATAATACAAGAATAAAAGGAAAATGTAGAACTTTAAGTTTGGGTGAATGTGACTCAAAGAGCTCAACCTTATTTTATTCATTATTTATCGGTTCTTCTGATATGCTGATACCAAGGAAAACAGTATCTGCCAACACACTGAATTTTGTCGTCGGGAAATTTATTTTTTTTGTTACATGGGCATACCTCCCAATTCCCTCTCATTATACAGGAAATAAAATACATAGCCGTACAATAAAAACTGATACAGGGGAAGTCTTAGGCCATAAAGAAGGTTTAAATACATATGGCGCCATAAAATTAAGCTTTTGTTACTTCAATGATCTTATCGATGAATATGATCAAACACTACACTTTCATGAGAACTTTCCTTTAAACGCTGTGACCAATCTTTACAAGTCTACTGGTTTACTAAAAGATGGAAGAAGATCAAGCATTGAAAGAAGTAAGATTTATAAACGCATGTATGCTGACGGTAGCTTAATTAAATTTATTTAATATGAATAAATCTTCTCGACTTGGTTTTCGATATATTTAAAACAAGCCACAGCAGGAGATTCGAGTATAATTTTACTTAAAACCCCTCAGTCAGGCGTTATTGGTAGACTCAGAACTATTGATATTTAGAAAACATTTACAAGCAGCACAGCACAAATAAATTGTATGTTATACAAATACCAAAAACATCAACAAGGAATTTCATATGAATGGTTCTTTTGAATTACTAAAAATGTTACCCTCATTTCACGCAGGAATCTTGGCAATTATTTCAGCTGTAATTATCTCTTGGTTTTTCTATGCATATCCTAAACTCTTAGAATCCAAAAGAAATTTATATGAGCTATTATCTACATCAAAGAATGACTTCTTACCTGAAATCAAAAAAGACAATACTTCAGAGCCAATTACAGAACTGACATTTGATGATATTTATAATGCATTAAATTACCAGAATTTCATCCCAGAAAACCGTGGAAACTACGGAGAGTCTTTAATTAATAACTCTCATAGATACTTGACTTTCATGGCCAACATCACTAACAAACCACCATTTATTTCCTGGTGGACTGAAACAAAAGAATCAGAAAAATCAAACAATTATGATTTACACCATGACATTACAAACCAAAAAATCTCTGTACTTCTGGACGCATGTGATTTAATTTTAAGAACTTATGACCACAAAGGTGATGAACTAAAAAAGTTATTTTCAAAGGCAGAAGAAGCACACAAAGAAATCAGAATTAAACCTTTAATTGAGGCTCATAATGCGTTATTAAAAAGATTGAATGAGGCAGAGACCAATCTAAAAGATGATTTACCTCAGTTTTATAAAATGAGAGATATGCAGATTGCATATAGCCTTGAGGACATTAAAAGAGCCGATAGTGATGAGGCAGGATTAAATCTTATCCCTCTTTATGAAACCATAGTTCAAAGGTTTTATAACCTAAAAAACAATACTATCCCTAAAATTGTCAATTACCAAGCAGAAATAAATTATTTAGAAGATATTTTAAAACAAAAAGGAAATATAAAAAACGCACTGCAAGTAATGTTTTTTAATCTTATTGCAGGGGTTGTTTTACCTTTTTACCTAATAGCAATACAATCGGAAAAAATACAATGGAACAACACAATAGTTTGCTGGTTTATTTACATACTAACAACTATTACTGTTGCACCGTACTTAGCCGTATGCTGGAAAGCAATTAATTTTATTAAAAAATAACACTTGGCAACAGCATTACTAGGGGCTTTATAAATATATAGAAACCATGTGCCTCAGACGCAATAAGCTAACACTTTATACAAAACACATGATAATGAGTTAGACCTGTACAGCTCTCAATATGTAATACGCTTTAATCGCTGTATACACTGCGCCTACCTCCGCAGCAGTGAGCATCCGACTATAAATCGCGGCCGCATATAGATTACCCTGCGAACTCTCTGCGGCGTTGTAATGCGAACCCAGGAGGATGTTACCTGACTTTCCATAAACACCATTTGCTGGCAGAGGCGCCTGGGCATTTTTATTATTCGTCAGATCGTAAAGGCTGGACGTTTTTGCTGTCTGACTGAATGCCGATGCTATGGCGCGGAGCCTGATATTATCAACACCCGACGATACCCCATACGACAGGTTCTGTCGGGTGATGAAACCATCAGTGGAATAACTCAGCGACAGCGTTGGGTTTCGCGTGGTGGCGCTCTGGCGCATAAAGGATTGTGACGTGAAACTCCCTCCATTTGTAATCGGCGAACCTGTAGTGGACCAGGTCGGGAAATTACCATCCGCGCCGGTTGGTTCTGCCACTGTAATAATGGTCATTTCATCAGTCAGTTTTATCCCGGTATTGATGAAATTCAGCAGGTTGGTCAGGAGGAAGCTTTGTCCGTTGGTGTTAAAGAGCGGGCTCCCGTTCTTTGCAGGAGTCGGCTTGTTGGGGATCAGGTTGCGTGTCAGCGAGTCTTCGCTGTTAAAAAAATTGAAGTACTCCACGCCTGCAGTTACCGGAGGTAAATATCCGGTAGCCACCGCAGAAAAATCGACATCTTTCTGAATTGCCAGGCTCATTTATTCATCCTTAGTGAAGGTCATGGAAAAGGCAATAGACCAGTTTTCCATCGGATAGGGGTTGCCGATCAGCTCCGGAATGTTCTCTTCCGGCCATTGGGTGAATTGCGGGTCATATTCGTACACTTCATCCGGTACGTATTTATCAGAATCGGTTACCATGCCCTGCCCATACTGGGGGCGTGTTGCATAGGCCACCCGGACTTTCCCCTGCGGCTCTGTATCGCATGTCAGGCGAATAACCGTGTCGGCTGCAACGGCAACGCTGGTGATATTCAGTTCTGTCCCTATGCCGGACGGATCGGCATCAATCATATGCCAGGCGCGAAATCCGCAGTTAGTGATGGGCGTTCTGGTTCCGTTCCTGAACGGGCTGGTAAATTTTAATGGTGGATGATCGACGTAGTAACTCAACAGAAAATCTGAACCTGAACAGGTAATGCCCATGGGAGCGAGTGGCTGGAATGGACGCCGCTGATTCAGTACACGATCTTTTGCTTTGGCAAAATAACAACCCAGCCAGCGACTGCCGTTGGTCATCAGATGGCCACCTTTATCCGGCAACTGATAGTCCGGCCCAATGAGGAAACAGTTGGGAGTTTCCTGACAAAATTCCCATTGCGCCATTCCCACCCAAAGCTCGACAGCGTTCACCGGCTGCGTGGCCGGATTAGGACTGTATGTGTATCCCGTCTGAGAAATAAACCAGGCTGGATTGTCTTTCTGGCCGGTGATCCCACGAATGGTATTATTGATTTTGTTGTAGAGTTGCCCCAGTTGCGATTTATATGTGGCTTTAGGCGTTCCGTCATCATAGTCGCGTTGTCCCTGAACGAAATCGACCCCGGTAACCGAATAGGTTTTCCCTTCGCTGTCAGCCAGGGCCTTTGCCTTCGTTACGCATTCAACGACACGATTAAAATATTTGGTATCGTCCATCAGGCTGGCAATTGACTGGCCGGACACGCCGACCGTGGAGGCGACAAACAGTCGACCAGGGTCAGCACTCAGACAGTGCGCCTCAAGGAAGTGTCGTCTGAATCCGTTCACCGCGCCAACGATCGGACTCTCCCCTTCATTAACCGCGCTTCGAGCCAGCGCGAGTTGCTCCGCATCGGACAGAATGGCGCTGCCAGAGACTGACTGTACAACTGCCCGCAGAGGTTGCCACGCATTTACGCCCAGGGGAACAAACGCATTGTTCGTCGTGCTCGCCGGACGAACAGACTGCCCCAGCATTAGCGAATCATATTTAGGCGTTTTGCTGACAACCGGCCAGCTCATATACCCCATACCAAGGCTCTGACACTCCATCAAAAAATGGTTATACGCCTCAGTCGGAAATTTCAGCCGTGTCAGTACGCGCCGCGAAACTTCCGCCGCGTAAGCTTTATTTTTCAAATCCAGAATGCTGACTTCGTCAACAGGTGAAGAACCGCCGCCGGAATCTCCCAACAGATAGCGTCCGAAATTATCCAGCACATCGATATAGAATCCCTCGGGGTCCTGAAACCGTAATCCGACATCATCGGTAAACAAGATTTTGATATTTCCCGCCAGAATATTGTCTGTCCCGAGGTAAGCAGCCCGTGATCCAAATCCCCCCTGATCATCCACTCCCCATGAAATCCAGCCCGCAGAGTCTTTCAGTGCCAGCCAGAACCCTGGTACATCTCCGGTAACAATCGAATCCAGCAACTGGCGCGAAAGTGCGTCCACGGCATCCTGAGAAGGCATCCGACGTCCGGTAGCCGTCAGAACCCCATTTATGTTTTTGTACTCATCCGCAAGGGCAGCGCTGTCCGTAGTTCTCACCCATGTCACGGAGCCTTCTGGTATTTTTCCAGCAGCTACTGCAGCCTGAGCATCAGAGAGCGTATTAAAGGGGAGCCCAATAGCGGTAATGCTGTTCTGCGCATCAGTGACAGCAGCAAGCATCATCGTCACGATCTGGCGCCAGGTGTCCAGCGGTTGCCCGGCACGGTCGGGAACGGTGGCCGCTGGCCCGTTAACAAGTTCGTCAAAGCGAGTGGCGTTATCGAGCAGCACCGCGGGCGAAGTGCTCCCAAGTGGCGGATCAAAGGCCATGTTTTTTGCTCCAAAAAGAGGCTTCGCCCAAACGAGAGTTTGAGCGAAAAGAGTTAATTAGGGGTTGTTATGGGGTATTACGCGACGTCGCCGGGGTATGTGGCGTCGTCGTACTGGTAGAAAATTTCTTTATATTCAGGTGCAGTAATCTGACAGTTGCTGTCACCCGATGGGGCAACCTCCTGGACTATCCCATGCCGCGCACCCTTTTCACTGTCGCAGAATAATAACTTCGGCAGATCAATATCTGGGTCGTCCATAATCCAGTCGCCGGGATGCAGGTCGTCGTTGTACGGCACCGTCAGCGTGAAATCATCTACCCGTTGCGGCGTGAGCATTCGCGATGATGGTCGACCGTCCTGAAACTGTATCCAGCAGCGAGGATTCGCGTAGCTCCAGTCCAGTGGCTCCGTGACGTGCAGCGTAATTTCCTGGAAGTCGTAAATCATCGCGTCAATCAGGCAACTTTGGGTTTTCCCGGTTGGAATGTCGTCGGACAAAATGATGTGATCACCGAAGTCATGACACCATCCCAGCATTGAAGTCGTAGCCGTATACGTTCGGCGTTGGTGGAGATATTTCATTAACCGACGCATCCCGATACGCCAGGCGCGATCTGCAGTCATGGCAACATCAATGGTATATGCCTCCGTTTTGCGCGGAAAAGGATTTTCCGGCGTACGGCACTGTACGGTTTCCTCCGCCCAGGTCACAGGGTTGATATATTTCACATCCACGCCATCAAAATCATCCTCCGACGGGACCCTGAATGACGTCTGCATTTCCTCGACGGTATCCTGGGGAGTAATGATTCCGGTCCAGCTTTTGACGCCCTCTCTCCCGACAGAAAGCAACCCGTCAGACAGCAGAAAATACCCCATGCCAGCCTCTGCAATTTTGTCGAAAATATCCTTTGCTGACGTGCTGTCACTGCTTGCCTGGTGATCAAAATATTCGCCCCTTGGCGTCCAGTAGTTCTCCTCCAGCGTACTGAGTGCCGCAATGTCGATCTGGTCGTCGCGATATCCCAGACTGCGGGCAAGATGCAGGAACGCACCGCTGATTGTCCTGTCACCACCGCCATCATAATTTCGCGTGGCGACAACACTCACACGCTTGTCTGACTGCGCCGCCAGCTGGCCGCCGGTTTCAACCGTGATCCCTATTGTTGATATCCCTGCGTAGGAGGCCGGACGGGAAAGCAAACGACCTCTGAGCGCCTGCCAGAACATGCTGTCTCTCGCGTTGTTGCTCCCCTGCTCGTTACGGCGGCGGCATCGAACCTCCACCAGCCCGGGAGAGGACAGATCAAAACGCTCTGTAAAACCGAGGCCATTAATGTTTTTAAGCGCGTAAACCCCTGGCTTACTCGTCCACCCTGATCCGGAACCATAAACGCGATACTGGATTTCATACTCGACATGGCGGACCCGCTTATTCCCGTTGTTCTGGAACCCGCAAATTCCGTTTGGGAAAGCAAAGTTGACCTCGAAGGCGTCCACAACTTCATTTTGCGGGCAGGCCAGAAAAGGGCCTAGCCAGGTTTCATTATCGTTAATACCAGACGCGGCAAAATCCACGACGGTACGGGTCATAAAGTCTGACCAGGTGCTGTCAACGACACCGTTAACCACACGTTGTACGGTCGCAGAGGGGCCATCAGTAGACGCTATCTGGTATTCGTTGCCACGGTGCGCCAGGGAAATCCGCTGGGTGCCTTCCGGCAATCCGGAAAAGGCAGTGCCAGAATCGTATGCCAGCGTGACGCTGGCTGTTACCGCTGGGCTTCCGCCGCTGGAGGCTGCACCAGCAGTAAATACCGGGCTGTCACCAAATACTGACGCAGGCAGGAAAGATGACGTAATGGAACCGCCACGCCAGGGGCTGGAGATCTCGACGATACGTATCACGCCGCCATCATCCTGAGCAATGAGCCCCGAACCATTCAACCCGCCATTAATCGCTGCGAGCAAGCCAGACATTGTGCCGTAGTTGGCGACCAGAGATATGGTATAGGTGATACCCTGCCAGGTCAGAGCAAAGGTCTGGCTGGTTGTCGTAAAGTCATACGTTGACGGCGACGCACTGGCGCGTAATACCGCAGTCGCTCCACCGGCTCCCGGAATGGCGTCCTGGTGCGGGGTATACGTGGCGATCTGGAGATTATAGTCAGTACCGTTAAACGTTAGGGTGACAGGCATTCCGCTGAATGGCGCAATCTCTGACACGACGTCGCCTGTCAGCACGTTAAAACCGCCCTCGATGGATACCTGATAATTCACTGGCGCTTTCAGGGTGACAATTGCACCGGCGACCCAGCCAGGGGGAAGTTTGTTCTCATCCTCGTCTTCATCATTATCATCATCGACATCGAGGCCAGAAAACGAGACAGAGGCACCGCTGACGGTCATGGCATCAGCAACGATATCACTGGCTTCAGGGGCAGTCTGAGCCATATCGAGGCCGCTTCCGCTCGACGTTCCCCCAACTTCCGTTGAGTTGAACCATATCTCGCTGCGACGATCCCCGGCCACATTATCGCCGGGCCCATAGCTGGTATATGAAAAGCCCTCGCCTAAGGTCAGCGCCGGAGTTTCTCCTACCCGAAAATCTCCACCGGTATAGGAGAAACGCCCATATCCAAGGCAGACAAACATTTCTACCGTCATTCTGGTGGGATCAGCGGGGTCGAATCGCGTTACCGGCTGCACCAGGTAATCCGGGTAAATCCGGTTTCGCCCAAAAGCCTCCCTAACGGGATCGCCAAGCTTCGCTGTATTGGCTTTAGCCGGAGACAGATCCAGCGATGAAGCGTTACTGGATGAAAAACCGCCCAGCTCTGGTTTTGGGGCAAAGAATAATGCATAGGCCGTAGACGCAATGGATACGGCCACCGAAACCCACGCGGCAATTTCAAGACCCGTGCCATAAGGAATGGGATATATCCGCACGTCACTGTCTGGCCGCAACAAACATAACGGCCATTCCGCCGGGGGGACTGCCTGGCCGTTCAGCTCGATCACGACAGGATGAGTTTTATCCTGTGAATAGCTCGGGACATTTCTGCTCATCCACTCATGCAGCGTCAGCACACCATGCTCGTGCGTTTCAATGGGTTCACCCGGTAGCCGGGACGGGTAAAACTTTATCGTCATTGCCAGAACTCCACGCGGTTAAAGCGACGGATAAATCGCGACAGTGGCAGAAACGTAACCCCCGAGCCTGGATTGCATTCCGCGACCTGCAGCTGGTTATCGAGCATCACAACGATCCCGACATGGGAAACTGTTGAGCCCGAATAGCAAGCCACTCCGGCACCTTCACAGGGTTCACAACGTTTCAGCGAAAGCATCAGCTTTCTCGCTTCCCGGTCGAGGCCCCCGCCGTCTTTGGTCACACCTGCAAAATCCGGCCATTCAGGTAGCCCCAGGTCGCTGCGTATTTCATTCACAATGCCGAAGCAGTCGAGTAGCGGGTAGGCTCTACCGCCCTTCTGCCATTTAACAGAACGGTATTTATCAGGATTAAACATATTTGCCTCAGGTTAGTAACGTAAGCCCGGATGCTCGGCGAGGTTGTAACGTTTACGGGGCCAGGCTGTTTTGAGGACATTCATATAGCCTGCCGTGACCTGAACTGCTGTCGGGGTCCAGGAGCCGGATTTAATATCGAGCGTATACGGTGATGATGCCGGAGCAGACAGATCGGATGAAATGTACCGCCGGAATGTCAGCGTGGCTGATTTCATTTCATCCAGAATTTTATCGATCGCCTCTGAAACCCGTCCGTCAATATTGCTGATAGCAAACTTTAAATCCTGTGTCCCATCGGCGTTCCTGGCTGGTAAGGCGATATCTATCGCGCTGGCATCAAACGTCACCGGCTGACCATTTTCCAGCGTCACTGAAACGTCATCCCAGCCACTGGTTAGCCAGTAGTTATCATCGCCTGCTGATATCTGCAGCGTATCGTGAATAACCTCCGATCCGCTGCTGGCATATAGTCGCTCAAGAATTGTCATGCTTCGGCCACTCTCTGTTTAGCGCAATATCCAGTAACGACTGGCCAGCCAGCCATTCCGGGTAATTCCCCCAGCCAGAAGGCGGTAAAGGGCGTTCCCATAATTCCAGCGTTGCGCTGTACTGCCAGTATTTTGGCGCGACCAGCGTCGGCCCTTCGTAAATATCCACGAACCTGGCTTTATAGGGCTTTACCCCGACTGGAGTCTGGAGTTTCAGATAGAACCAGGACTGGCCATCTTTAAGCGCATCCCTGAAAAACGCCTCAAACACCTGCGCCAGAGCATCAGTTTTAAAAATCCATTTAACTGATGCCTGGGTGGGTGTTGAGGTATATCGCCTTCGTTGTTGAGCGCGACCGGACGTCATCTCCGTTCGCAGTAAAGGTGATATGGGCTTAAACCCGTACCCGTCCATAAGCGGCATGGGCAGGTATTCATCCGGGTAGAAAATATCTGCCATGAATATTCCCTCCGGGCAGGTCTATCTTGGTTTTTTAGATTGGAGATTTGAATAAATAGCCCGACCGAATTTCTTCTGGGGGTTATTTACTTCGGCGGTTAAGGTGTTAACTATCCGCTGTTCCAGAGCGTCATTCCTTCGCTCAATTGCCTGCATCGTTATGTCATCCGGTTTACCGGTGAACGTACTTCTGGCATCTACGCTGACAGCAATTCGTGGCTGTGCCTGGATCTGCTTCGCAGCGTTCTGTACCGCCGGAGATTCCCGCCCAACAGCTTTGACCCCCAGCGAACCATCAGCGCCACGGGTAAGCGGCATGATGGCTTCCGGCCCGGCCTCGCCGAATACACCCGCCCCTTTCGCAAACGCAAAATATTGCGGGGTGCTGTACACGCCGTTGCTGTAGGCAGAAAGTGACGGAGAATCGTAGACACCGCCCAGAGCATTAAACGAAAAATTAGCTCCCGCGCTTTGAATAGCACCCCCAACACTTGCCGCACCGCTGGCACCGCCAAAAAGACTACCGAACAATCCACCAGCCCCACCGCCAAATGACGCCATAATCGCTTTGGTGATCAACGCCTGTGTTGCCATCTGGATCAGCGTCTTAATCACCGTTTCTCCCAGGGAAGAGAAAATATTCGACATCCCATCTTTAAACGAAGCGGCGCCCGTCAGGACGCTGGTCAGGTTGTTGGAAATAGAGTTAGTGGTGGCATCCAGTATTTCGCTGGTTGCAGTGGCAGCCATTGAACTCAGATCAGAAGCCTGATCGGCATAATTCATCAGAGAATCGCTGATCCCGGCCCGCCAGTCTGACTGCTGTTCATCGGTTTTTTTGTAATACTCCTCCTGAATATCCAGGCGTTCGGCAAGCGCTGTTTTAAGCGCTTCCGTTTGCTTTTTATACAGGTCTTCGGAAATCTGCCCACGACTGAAATCTCGCTGTAAATCACGCTGCTGCCTCAGAAAATCAGCGCGAATATCCGCCATTTCCTTCATTCGATCACGGGCTTTATCCCCGTATCCCGCGCCGAGGAAATCGATATTTCCCCTTTCCCGGGCGGCAGCATTACTGTCGGCCAGACCTTCGCGGAATGTTTTTAACTGTTCAGCGATATTTTTCTGATCAATAAGCGCCGCATTGTGCAGCAATGTTTCCTTTTTGGATTTTTCAAGCGAAGATAATTCCCCCTGAGTAACCTGATATTTCATCCTTGCCAGTTCAGTGTTTTGGCTGGAAAGAGCAATTTGCTCCCGTTGCTGTTTAATCAGCCGGGTATAGGTATCTTCGGTTTTCTCCGCCTCGGTTTTCCCATGCCTTCCTTTTGGCTTGGGTTTATTTTCCTGGTTGTTTCTCCATTCATTCAGGCCGTTATTAATCAACTCCTGCCGTCCGGTCTGAAACTGAGGATCATTAGTTAACCCCAGGTCATCCGCAGCGTAACCCAGTCGTGCGCGTTCTTTGTCCTCACCTTTGAGTTTTGAAAGCGCCAGGTCACGGCGGCTTTTTTCCAGTGCAGCCGTTTGCTGGGTTGTCAGGTCTACCTGTGGTAAGCGTACTGGTGCGTTTACCAGCCCCTGCCGGGCCATAAGGAGATTATTTCCGAGACCCAGCAAACGGTTAAATTCAGTATGCTCACCGTTCATCATTAATAACGATTGATATGCTGAATTCTGTTCTGCAGCCTGCTGCCGGATTAATGCTATTCGCCTGTTCTCTATCCCTTCCAGTACCGACTGGATCGACTCAGACTTAGCCTGCATCTGAGCTAACCTCTCCTGTTCAACGGCCAGAGCGGAAGTCGCTTCTTCCAGACCACGGGTGACCGTTTCGACCGAAGTCAGGTGGTTTATCATGAAACCACCACTGGTTGTCGGGCCGGGGTTAGACAGGACATACTGATAGCCCGCGATCTCTTCCTTCAGGCTTTTTACTTTAGATGCCTGGGCATCAACAAGACGGTTTTGCTCCTCCAGCGCCTGACGGGTTTTGGTCTCATTATCAGAAACTTCGGGCAGGGACATTGATTTTGTCTTTTCACGGACAGCATCAATGGTGTTTGCATATTCCTGAGCGGATAATCTGGCCTGCTCCTGATTCTGGTACATCGTGTACCAGGCACCGGCACCAAGCAAAACCAGCCCAGGAATACCGCCAACGAGGCCTAATGCTCCCCCCATGAGCCGGGAACCTACAGCAGTAACCGAGTTCAGTGCAGTCTGAGCGGATACTCTGGCCTGAATATTACGGTTAAGTGACTCCTGCGCCAGTGAGAGCCGTTTTTCTGCGGCGGCCTGCGCGTCTGTACCCCGCGCCGCTGCCAGTGCCTGCTGGGCACGATAAACTGCAGCACGCGCACGAGCTGTCGAAACCTGCGTCCCTCTGACCTGGGCTTCAGCTAAAGCTACTTCACTTTTTGCGGCGTTAATAATCCCAGCCGTTGCAGAGCTGGCACCAAGAGCCATATTTCCCAAATATCGGGCAGCACCAACGGCAACAAGCGCTCCGGCAGCAGTTGCGACCTGATCAATATTGTTGGCTACGCCATCAAGTAATCCGGTCAGGGTATTTGTCGCGCCACTCGCTTCATTAGCTCCACCGACCCATTGCATAAAAGCGTTTTCAACTTTTGTTGCCGACGATGAAACGGTCTGCGGCAACTCACCATATTCATTCCGGAGCTTACCAAGCTGGCTGATGAGGGCCGGAACTACTTTATCAATGGTTAACTGCCCCTGATCCGCCATAGATTTAAGGTCTTTACGCGCAACCCCCATCCCTGCCGCAAGCGCCCGTATAACCCTGTCGCCGCTCTCGTTGACGGCATTGAATTCTTCGCCTCTCAGCACGCCCTGCGCCAGAGCCTGGCTAAACTGAGTGATGACCGAACTGGACTCCTGAGCATTCGCGCCAGAAAGTTTTAAACCAGTAGAAATAGCCTCAGTAATATCCAGCACCTGGCTGGAGCTGTAACCATATTCCCGCATTGAGGCTGCTGAACGGGAAAATAAATTAGCGTTGTCAGAAAAAGATGTGCCCGTTTTCTGGCTGATATCCATCAGCTGTTTTTGAGAGCTGGTAAAATCATCAGTTGATTGAGATGCCTGTTTTAGGCGGGCGTTTACTGAATTCCATTCATCAGCCAGGGATATCAAATGCCCCGTAGCAAAAGCACCAGCAAATGCCCCGGTTAATCCCAGTGCGGTAGCCTTTGCTGACTCCATCTGGTCAGTAAGCTCAGCAACAGAACGGCGAGTTTCCCGAACTGAAGCCGCGGCCTGCCTGCCGCCATTCTGCATTGTCTTATAATAATCAGCCCCCATACGTGACGCGCGGGCTATCTCGGTCTGAAATGACTGAGAGTTAGCAGAAACTTTAATGATAAGTTCACGCAGGGTTGCCATTTCATTTCCTCAGAAACAAAAAACCCCACATTGTGGGGCTTTTTTATGATTTCAATATTATTAAATTAAACCAGCTTTTTTCCTTGCTTCTTCCAGATAATCTTTTTCTGGTTCCTCTTTTTTATGAGCAAGTGCAATCAGAAGATCAATTTGAGCACTTTGCTTTTCAGAGATTTCTTTAAGCATAGCGATCTGATCATTAGCTCTTACGCTTCCTCTGTTCAGGAAATACCAGATAACAAGATCAATAAGGCGAGCAAAAACAAATAATAATATCCAGCCAGTAGTAGTCATTTAAAGCACTCCGTGTGTCAAAAAAAACAACATAACACCTGTTATGAGTGGCATCCACACGAATTATTACTGGCTATGCTGACGCAGCCAGCAGCGCCGCTTCCAGCCCTGCAAAGGGATCGCCGCCGTCGTTTACTTCAACCTCTTCTGCGCTCCACTGAAGCTGAGCATCTTCAATGGTGACTTTACCGCCCTGCGCTCCGTAAACCGCAGATACCAGCTGAGCATTGAGAATATCGCCGCGAATATCGCCGATTGGGCTGATACGGTCGTATTCAGCCCACATCCTGAATTCGCCGACCGTCATGGTTTGTCGCAGTTCGCCCAGCGTGCGGCCCATCCGGAGCGCCAGCGCCATCAGGAACTGCATGCCAGGCATTTTTACTTTGCTTTAGCATCATCCGCGTCACGAATGAGATCAAGTGCCTGCTTCAACAGCCGGGAATGCACAGGGCCATAGATCGCTTCGACCTGTTCGGTGTCATCGACAGTAAAGACGGGCTGCAGGTCGGTATCCAGCAAAATATCGATGAAAAGCGTGACGTCGGCCCGCATCGTGCGAAAGGCTCGTTCTGCGGGAGTGAGTTCAGGAACCTCTAGTGCTTCTTGCCCTTCCGGTGGTTTTGGTGGTTCAGGGCTGGCAATCCCCTGCCAGCGAATCCAGGCTTCTGCTGATGGCTCACGAATGATGACTTTGGCGTTATCCCACTCCGGAACGGAGACTTCTTTTTTACGAAAGCCCGCCATCGGGGCAAGTGCCAGTGCTTTAAGACTCGGTTTTGACATTAAGTTTATCGCCGGTCTCCCGGCGCTCCGTTAATTGATAGTGACGGTGCAATCAGAAGAAGTGATCACAGTGCCATCGGCATCAGTAACCACGCAGGAATAAACCCCGGCATCACCGGATACAGCGCTGGCTTTCGTAAACGTTGCGCTGGTCTGGCCGCTGACCGTCGAGGTGCCCTTTTTCCAGACGTAGGTATAAGGTGCCGTACCGCCCTGGACGACTACGCCCATAGTCAGGGCGCTTCCTGCCGCGACCGTCTGGGACGCCGGAAGGTCAGTAGCAAACGACAGAACTCCTGGGGCGTTAATATTGGTGGGTTTACCTTTCAGGCGCAGCGAGAACGTTGCAGCAACAACACCATTGGTTTGAGAATCCCAGGTGTGCTGACGTACCTCAGCGCGCATCAGGAATCCATTACCAGACGGGAAAATAACCTTAAATCCATAAACCCCGTCGTTATCGTATGCTGCACGAAGTGCATCCTGCGCCGGGTTGCGGTAGAAGTTACCGGAAAGTGACATTTCAGACGGAGCAGGAAGGCCGTTGATATTTTCCGTTTCATCCGAACAGAGCACTGTCACGTCAATATCGTTTTTCTGACCAGCGGTAAAGCTGGCCTGTTTGATAGTGCAACTCAGGTTTAACCAGGTTGCCGTATCCAGCTCTGCCGCAGTGACTGGCACAGAGGTAATCATTACTACCGTTTTTTGGGCACGTTCAAATAGTGCTGACATCGCAGCCTCCATAAATGAAAAAACCGCCAGCGGCGGTCGGATTGGATTGGTTTTTGTCAGGCAATAACCGTTATTTCGAGAGTTGCCCGATGAAGATGGGTTGTCGTGTCGTAGCCAGGAATTTTTGTCACCTCAACAGGTGAAAGAACCTGCAGGCGAGCCAGGGCGTCCAGGCGTAACGCTCTGGCTTCGTCATTCGTTTCAGCCCATACATCAACCTGAATGCGCAGTGTCGACTCTGCCTGGCCGCAGAAAACATCCCCGGCAACATCAGTCGGTATCGAGAAAATGACATAGGGGGTGGAAACTGCAGGAAGTCCGTCGCTGCCTAGCGGCACTACATACGGATAAACCCGCCCGTCTGCCAGCGGCGACAGCAGGCCATAGAGATCATCTTCTGTCATTTAGCCAGCACCTCATCGATAGCCTGATTCATCCGCTGCATCGCCACCTGCGCAGCCTCTTCCATGCGGGTATCAAAGGCAGGACGAACAAACGGATGTGCTGGCGCCGTAGATGTTCCCAGCTCCACGAAGCGCCAGTAAAACGCATTCCGCTTGTTGCTGGCCTTCATTGTATTGTCACTGTTCCCCGTTCGCGGGTTAACGCCACGAATATGCACCCCCGATGAAATTTCACCGCGACGGCGACTTTTCTGGGTGACGACAACAACGTTTTTCTTCAGTTTTCCAGATTTCTCAGGAGCGCGATCAATCACCTCCTGGCGGAGCAATTCGGCACCAGCGCGGGTCGACTCCCGGAGAACTTTATTATTTTCGGCCTTGCTGAGCGTTTGCAGATCGCGGGCAATATCCTGCAGCCCGGAAAAATCCAGATTCACATCAATCATTTTTCGGTCCCCTGTTTGCAAAGAATCTCCAGCCGGGTACCTTTGCTATCTGGCACCGGAGGCCCGGTGACATTCAATGTTACTCCTTTGTAGGGGCCGTTCAGGACAAGAAGCCGCGATGATGCCGAAATATCTTTTCGATATCGAACCCAGACACGAACGGTAGCATCCGCCCTTTCTGCTCCTGCTGTCAGGCTCTCTCGCCCACTGATTCCCTTAACCTCTGCCCAGATAGTGGCGCCGTCAGACCACTCTTCTGTTGGCTGACCACTCGGTGTTCGTGTAGTAATAAAATTACGGATGGTGATCCGATGCCGCATTGGTCCAATTTTCATCATCCCCTCCGGCTAAACACCCATTTGAATTCGCCAGGGATTCAGCAACCAGCGTGCGGGTCCTGGAATATCAGGACTCAGATCATCCCCGCGGTTTTCATACAACCAGCCCACGATAAGAAGAACCGCGCTCTGAATGGAGGGCGTGATGATAAGAGGACGATCGCCAGCGCTTTCATTCTCAACAGCACTATCCAGAGCAGCCTGGTCAGCGAAAAAGCGTCGGTTGAGAAACTGCATGGCAGCATCCTCCGCAGCGGCAAGATACCCCTCCACCATCGTTTTATCGATTTCATCATCCAGCCTGAGATGTTCCATGGCTGTTTCAGTGTTGATTACCGTCATAACCATTACCCTTTGGTTTCGGGGGCGCGGTTCATTTTGTTATCAGGGACTTCACCTACTATGGTCACCAGCCCGTTACCTTTGAGCTCGGCAGCACGTAAGCGAGAGACATGAAACGGATCATCAGCTGGCGTCCTGAAAATGTCGCCATCCATAAAACGCCGGACAGGCTGAACCTGAATAGTCCCGGACTCTGTGAGTTCTGGCGCCGCATTTACGCCGTCGGGTACAGACGGTTCAGACACATTTTTTCTGGCCATCACTATCTCCTCAGAAAGAGAGGGCCGCTAAGCGGCCCTGAATTGTCAGCCGCCAGAAGCGGTTACAGTACCGGTGACAAATGCTTCCGGGCGATAAACCGCTAACGCCAGACGCTCTTCCGCACGAATGGTGACCATGTTTTTAATAAAGTCATCTTCGTTCTCAGTGGAGAGCAGCACTTCGATATCCATGCGGTCGAAGATTTGCGCAGCCATGTTGAAGGCACCAGTCAGGAAGTTGTTCTGCGCCATGGCCTGTGTTTCAACAACAGGGAGACCCCAGATACGAGGAACACCACCATTGACCGGCTGCGCGATGATATAGCGACCTTCGTTATCTTTGGTCAGCTCGATGCCTGCCCAGTCAATCGGGTTCAGGACAAAACCAGACGCCGGATATTCCGCAAGAACGGCCTGCAGAACAGCCAGGCGAAGACGGTCGATCGGCGTTGCATTGGACAGGGTTAAGGCTGGTGCAAATTCTGTTGCCTGCGGCAGAATACCGAGGATATTCGCACCGGTGCCATCGCCGCTCAGCAGTTGCTGCTCTTCTTTGAAACGAAGGCCATACTGAGCGCGGCCATTGATATAGCTGGCCAGACCGGGCGCATCGTCCAGGATCTGACGGGACGCTTTAAAGTAATGCGCAATAGTACGAACCGGCGCACTTTTCAGATCAAACCGAATGTCAGATTTTGGTTTCAGGGCACCTTCCGCCACAGCTGCAGCATTATTGGTAAACCCCGTTTCCTGAACGAATTCAATACCGTTAGATGCGGTAGTGCCGGGGATAAGCAGATTACGGATGGTCAGAGTACGTTCCGGCGGGGCGATAATGCCCTGAACACGATCGGAGACCACCAGGCTGTTGGTTGGGCTCACGCCTGTGCCCGTAGTGGCCGGCACGTTCATAATATCTTTCTGTTCCAGTTTGACGCGGATGCTCTTACGGGCCGAACTGTCCATGCCTTTGAACTCTTCACTTTCGACCACCAGCTCACCGAGCGATTTTCGCTGTGCAGGTGCATCGTTCGGGCGGCGTGCGCCTTTTTGCTCCAGCTCAGTGAGACGTTCTTTCAGCTCGTTCATCTGATTAAGGCTTTCGTCCGTTCGTTGTTTCAGTTCCAGCGAAACGGTTTCTCCTGCCTCCATTTTTTTCTTCACGTCTTCGCCAAAGTTTTTGACCTGATCAATCACCATGGTGAGCTGAGTAGAGATTTCGCCAATACTTTGTGGCTGATCATCAGCCGATTTTTTCTGGTACATATAAATCCCTTAGAGAATTTTTGGGAGAGAAAACTGGCTCAGTTGCTGGCGCATCGCCGCAATAGCCGCTTTGGTTTCGCCGTCTTCGCCCCCGGACTCACTCCGGTCAAGCAGATAGGACAGTCCGCGGGAGGCGACCGCAGCGGACTGACTTTTCGAGAAACCTGCCTCTCGCAGGAACTTCTCAAATTCAGATAAGGAAGGAAGATCACCGTGTGACAATTTCGACTTAATGACGTCGATGCGGGCATCGTCGTTGGCTGGTACGGTAACGATGGAGATTTCAACCAGGTCGAGCTTCGTTAATGTGCGGATCCGGGTTTTCTCATCGTAATTCGATTCCCGAACGTAATAGCCAATGGAAAGGCCCGTAATGGCACGGGTTTTCATGCCTCTCCATGCAGTTTTGGCGTAGGCGGCGTCGTCCAGCCACAAAGCGCCTTCACCAAAAAGCCCATGTTTATCTTCTTTCAGGGTTGAGATATCCCAGTTCCCGATGGGTTCACCGGTGCGATGCTGCCAGAGAACAGGGAACGTCCTCCCCTTAGCCCGCGTTTCCTCGATGCTTTCGAGGAATGCGCCCGGCGCCACGACTTCGTTGTAGCTATCCACCACATCGAAGACAGAACCGTATCCAGAAAAAAGGCCGTCATCGTTGACAGCCTTAATATCGAAGTCGAATGCCTTTACTTTCATGGCTGCGTTTTTCCGGTACATTCCGGCGTCTCCTCTAATTTAATGCCAAGCCATTCCCGCAGTGCGTTTTTGGCTGATTCACTGTCGCCGGACTTGCCAAGCTGATCTATCGGCAGCAGGTTGGATTGAACGGTTAGTTGGTCAGCGCCAGGTTTTGGCTGAAGGTTTTCTTTTTGCCGTGCTTCATTGCGGGTCATCAGACCGTTCTGGGTCATCGTTGAGTAAAAAGCGGCACGGGCGGCGCTGTCAGCACGTAAGAGACCTTCGATGGAAAACTCTGCGAAGTACTTATTTCTTTCTCCCGGAGCCAGGAGACTTTTACGAATCGCCTGCTCAATACGGGTCAGCCATGGACGAAGTGAAAACGTTAAAAAGCCAATCAGCATCTGTTCGACGCCACTTCCCCACATCGTCTGCCCCTGGGCGGTATGTCCAATCAACCCCGGCCATACTCTGAACCACCGACAAATCTCTTCGATATTGAAGGCTCTGGACTGCAGCATCTGGGCGTCTTCCGGGTTGAGGTCAACAGGCTGAAACTTCATTCCCGCTTCAAGAACCATCATTTTCCCGGTATTCATGGATCCAGAAAATTGTTCAACCATGCTTTCACGTACTTCATTGCGCTGCTCTTTTTTCAGGATCTGATCCATTGAGAGAACGCCGCTGGGCCGCATACCGTTTTTAAAAACTTTGGCGCTGGCTTCATCTGTTGCCATTGCCAGACCAAGTGTCTGTCGGGCATAACTGACTGGTGACAGGCCCATGACACCATTGGTGCTGAACGCACGGATGTGCATGATGTCCCGTTCATCAATGTTTCGGGATGTACCTGAAGGCCAGTCACGGTAGGTATAAATTGGATCTCCGCTCTTGCTTAAATCAACCTTCATCCTTTCTGGCCTGAGAGGCACCAGCGAGGTAATGCGCTTTCCGGTTCGATCGATTTCTGCATAAGCATTCCCCCACAAAAGCAGGCTGGCCATGATCATTTCCCAGAACTCCACTGCAGTCATATCAGCATTGGGTTGATTATGGAGGAGCTCATAAAGCGGGTGATCATTTGCATTCTGGCGACCGTCAGCCGTTTTTTCGTAAAAACCAACAGGCAACGTCGCGATGGTTTCGGATAACAGCCTTACACATGACCACACTGCCGATAACTGCAGGGCTTTATCAACCGTAACGGATTTCCCTGCTGCGGACTGCCCACCAGCATAAGCAGCCCAGAATTCACCGTCGGTAAGGGAGATGGGTACGCCGAGCCACCGGCGAACGGCGCTTTTTATCCGGCCTGGCTTCTTCTCTTTATTCATGGTGACTCACACAATGATGGGATTACTGAAAAAGTCGTCGATATCGCCAGAATCATCCTCATAGCCTTCGGAGGCACCGATTGCCATAGCGCCCGCTACAATGCCGTCGATACGCCCGGTACTTTTTTTCTTGGCAAAAATTCGGTTTTCTTTCTGATCAGCCTCCGTCACTGCTGAAGCCGCATTCCAGCGAAGACAAGGGTTCGTCCTGATGATAATGACGCTGTCATCAAGCAACTCTTCAAACAATTCGATGGAGTGAGGCATCCACAGCCCGGAATCTTTCGCTTTGTAATACCCTTGCCCATGAGGGATTAAGGGAACAGAAACAGATGCTTCCTCAAGCTCCGGCTCAAGATATTTAATGCGATACTGGTCGAAGGCGATGGCCTTGATATCGAACTTCTCCGTCAGATCGGCAATACGCTGGGCAACAAAGCCGTATTTCACCGCTTTGCCTGGCGTAGTGTGGATGTGACCATCGCGCTCCCAGGCGTCATAAGGCACCCGGTCCGTTTTAGCCCGTTCGAGCAAGGTATCTTTGGGTGTCCAGAACTCCACCAGCAACTTGCGTTGTTTTGGAAAAAACAGCGCCAGGGCAGTCAAATCACGGGATCCGGACAAGTCCAGGCCACCGTAGCATTCCTCACCCTCCAGCTCATCTGGATCAAAGTTTTCCTCACATCCCATCCAGACATCACTGCTCATCCACGGGTTAGCCGCGTCAACCCACTGACAGAAGTTGAGACGCCTGACAATACTCTCTTTCGAAGGCATCCCCCGGGCCTGAGTCACCTGCTCACGAAGATAGCTTTCTTCAAACGTGTGACCCAACGAGGGGTTAGCCTTTTTCCAGCAGGACTCATCCTTGAAAGGATCGTCACCTTCATCCAGTGAACAAATAAAGGCGAAAAAACTGTCATCTTCTATCGAACCGGCAGATACCTTTCTACCGTATTCGTGATAGTCATAGCAGACGCTGGTTTTATCGTGTCCACTGTTGGTAATCATAAAAATGAGTGCCTGCCGGCGACCTTTAGTGCCGGCGCGCATCATTTCAACAACCTGATTGCTTTTATGCTCGTGAACTTCATCAATAAGAGCGCAATGTGGTCGTGGACCCGACTGTCCGTCATCTGAACTAATTGGGCGAAAGAATGAACCAGCCTGAAGAAAAGCCAGGTTCCACTCTTTTCCGGCGCCGCCAGATTTCTGTATGCGTGCGGAAAGAGCCGGAGACTGATCGACCATCGCCACCGCATCACGAAAGAGGACCATTGCCTGGTCTTTTTTCGTTGCAGCAGCATAAACTTCAGCACGAGGTTCTTTATCTGCAGTAAGACAGTAAAGACCTATCCCGGCAGAAAGGGGGGATTTGCCAGATCCTTTTCCTGATTCCACGTAAACCATTCGGAACCGGCGAAAACCTCTGGCATTTTTCCAGCCAAAAATCGAACCGACGATGAAACACTGCCATGGAAGCAGAACAAAAGGCGCACCTTCAAAATCGCCCCCGTTAAGCTTGAGGACTTTCGCAAAATAATCAATGGAGCGCTGTGCTGCCTCAACATCCCAATGGAGCCCTCGTGCATGGCAAGATTCAAGATCCCTGAGGTGTCTCTGGCAGGCATTTCGAATGTCAGGACCGGCCAGTTCTTTTCCAGAGGTTACATCCTTTGCATACTGTGTTGCCGGATCAACCGAAGAACTTGTCGAGCGTGTCTTCTTCGGGGGTTTCGCCATTCACTTTCACCTTCGTCCTTGCCGCTGGTGTCAGACCGAATTCAACCAGGTAACTTTTAAAACGACGGTCAGCATCAGCCAGCATTGAAACTGCCGGGTTGGCCTTTATCAGAAAACCACCCTCGGTCTGGACGGTATAAGTTCTGCCCTCTACAGCGATGGTGTCGCGCAGTTGCAGGATATCGGCATAAATATCGCAAAGCCTTTCAAGAGCCAAAGTATCTGCAACGGTGAGAACACCCATACCATCGAGAAGCACAGTCAGCCGACCCCATGCCACCTTACCCCAGTCGGTAAGATGAGCTGGGGGGCCTGGAATTTCTTTAGCTGGCGTGGGTTCTTTATCGTTGAGTTTTCGTTTGCCCGGGTTGCCGGTAACCACTTTGAGGTGGGTCGGTTTCGGGCGTCGTCCTGCCATCGGAACCTCCCGGAAAAAAACTTTTCATTTCGCGGTTGTGCACAAAAAGGACTGGCGGCGGTCATTTGGGTTCGAGGTTCTGAACTTTTGACCCGCCCCTCCCCCCTCAGATGAGAATCGATATCATTTGAATGCTAATGATTTCAAATGACAATCACTTTTGAGGTATATTGATAATGGTTATCACTTAAACCAATGAGAAGCCGGGTCCAGTGGCATCCCGTTTTCATCGCAGCCGATCACGGTGCCACGCTTCTCCATTCGCTGCTTCGTTGAGTCGTGGTGCTGCTTACACAGCCCTTGCCAGTTCTTCCGGCTCCAGAAAAGTTTTTGCGCCTTCGCGATTGCCTGGCTGTCACCTGAGCGCAAAGCCTCTTTCAGTTTGTGCGGGATGATGTGGTCAACCACCGTTGCCGCTGTCACCCTGCCTTGCTCCTGGCACATGACGCATAAGGGATGCGCACGAATGAAGATAAGACGCTCACGGTCCCATTTGCTGCCGTAGATGCGGGGCTCTTTGTTCATGCTCTGGTCCTATTGCTTGGATGGGCGTACGATCCTCACCTGACCGAACAGCGTCTGTCGCTTAACCTCGCCGTTCTTGGCAATGAGGCAACCCCGGCTATCAAGCACGGCGGCAATCATTTCGCCTTTATCATCATCAGCCGAGAAGACGTGCATAACCTCATTACCATCAAGAAAAACTGTGATGCGTTCACGTCCCGGAACTATGCGCTCTCCGGGATCATCGTCAAATACAGTCAGGCGCATATTACCTCCATTAAAAAAGCCACCCATCGGTGGCCTTTTTAATAATTAATTAATAGGTTAAATCACGAAGTACGTTTTTTTTCTTCTATTGCTTTAAGATCGGTCGCTCGATTCTCGACGAATCTTATGCTACCCGTCACTGCATCCTCGACATCTAAAGCCCTCGTAAACCTATACCCATCCCTTTCTATTACCCAAACTCTATCATGGTTTTTCCAAAAAATATCAGCATAGAAATGAGCGTTCTCACCTTGAAAAATTTCAAACTTATATTCACCCGCGACTGAGTCTGATACAACGATCGTTTTAACCAGAGTACTTATTGACATAACAACCTCGATTATGGCTTTACTGATATCATAACTAGCACAGCCAAATCGACATTTAAACCAACAAAATCAAAAATATAATTCAGAAAACCGTGAAAATGAATTAAATCAAGCTGATGCAAGCTACATTATAACAGGCACTCTATGAATGCCTGCTGTAATGCCTTAGCTGACCTGCTCAGCGGCAGTATCAAACAGCGCCAGCGCTTCGGTCGCTTCCTGGATTGCCTTACGGGTCTTCGAGACAATTTCACTTTCCGTGAAAACACGATCGAAAGAGTCAGCGAATAGCTCAGACTTCAGATAGCTGTCGCCTACCCAGTCAATGGCTAACTTCGCCGCTGCAGTGTCGTAATTCACTTTCTTGATAATATCCAGGCGGATTTGCTCAGATGCGGTGATCTCTGACATGTCTTACCTCTTTGATAAATAATACATACAGAAAGGCCCTGTATTAACAGGGCCTTTTATCGTCAAACTTTAGGGAACCAACGCTACAAGCCAGGTAAAGTAATGACACCCTGACTTTATACCAAAAGTGACTCATATTAGAGCTAATGGTGATCATCCATAAAACCAGCCTGCGACACCAAGGAACATAGCTGACAGAAAACAACAAATTGCAGTTTTATGCATCAATACACCGTAAAAGGCGCAAGATATCACGACAAGAAGTACAATAAGGACAGGCCACATACTAAACAAAAGAATAGCATATGACTCCGAATTATTATAAATATTATTTTGCACTAGCATCATTATCCTTCTACGGTGTTTGAAAGCATTGCAATGATGCCAACTTTAAATTCCAACAGCGAATTTATAATAAATAGAAACCATCAAACTAACGAAAAATCACTCTTACCAAACAAAAATCATTACCAAGAAGATTCAACTACAACCCAAATATTCAACCCGTGTATATAACGCTGCACCGGAACACAAACAAATACACCTTCATTTAAACTTACTGACTTTATTATACTACCCGCAGGAGGAAAAACATCCCCACTCCCAGGCAACTTGTTAATTTGTTCAGTACCATATCGATAATACTCTGGAAGTTGTGGAAGTTTGCACTCAGTCATAATTAGCAGCTCATTTTATAAGAACTCAATGTAGCATGTATGATGAACTAAAAAACCCACATTGCAAACAATATATTTCGTTAAAGTGAAAAACATTGCTTCGCGAGGAGATTTTTTTGTTCACAGCTTCTCTTACCCTCTAAATTTCCTAAGGTTTTACCTAATATCTTAATTTTGAAATGGTAGAAATATTATGAAAGTTACAGACGTACAATCCATGAAGCATACACTCACTAAGCTTGTTAAATCAGAAACACATTCTACACTTACTTATGACTTTGCTCTGCCATGACAAAGTCTACTGTTCTACCCGTGAGCTCAGGGATGAGCCACTTCCTGTAGTGTCAGACCATCCATTTTTTCTCAAAACCAGTAGAAAAACACCTCGAAATCTGACTAAACTCCGACATTGGCTGCCTCTGCAGCGCCCCGTCAATTTGTCGGATTTACTCCACGGGGTTTTTTATCACCTGAAACTGCTGGGCAAAGGCTCCAAGAATCCAGCCCACCAGCGGTACACATTCCCGGCATCCAGAAGCAGGATACCTGAGAGATGTTATTTCCTTCGAACATATGAGGAATGTATCGTAAGTAGTTCTATTCAAAGGTGAGTTCATCAAGCCTTAATGGTTTTCTTATAAAAGCCTTTTGGCATTCGATTATGAGTATCTGCCCCTCGCACAATGAGCTAAACACAGGAGAGGATTTACCGGAAGCACCATTTCCACAGGTGAACTCCTTAACCCCATAAATAGTGCGCTCAACCGTGTTATCTCTGATAAGATTGATATGCCCTGCATGCTTTTCACCTTGTACTATGTATTTAGACTGCTTACCTGTTATACCCTCAGAGAAAATTGCCACCCCTTTATCAAAATCCCAGATAAAAATCTTACGCCCACCGTCAGATACAAGCATTTCCAGTGTCAACTTGTCATTCGATGCTGGGTCAGACATTCTTGCATAGCATTTTCTAATCACAACACACCTACCTATTTTTAGGTAGAATATAAGCACACCAGAAGCAGCATTCAACAAGAAAATAATCTGTCCTGCATAAGCCAGCCAACTGGCTTTCTCCAACCGCAGCTGACGTAAACACTGAATGGCACACTAGCGCAACAGCTTCAACTGGCAGGAAAGGTCCTCAGGCTTTGACTGCAACACCACCAATGTTAAAGCCATAAAAAAGCCACCCAGAGGTGACCTTAGCGATGGGAATAAATGAAGCATGAATGAAGACGGTCTCAACGCTCTGCTATCTGGTTTAATCGGACGGAGCCTGAAGTTTGAAATATATTGTTTTTGTTAAGCCTTGAGTCGGTTTATTGGCTTCATAACGCCATTGGGCCATTGCCGCAATAACGGCAGAGTCGAATAGGTGCTGAGGTTCTGATTTTAGGATCCAAAGCTTTGATATCTTGCCATCAACACCTACGTTATATCTTACCACCACACCTCCTTCAATCCTGTTAGCCAGTGCGTAATACGGATATGCAGGATGCGGCGAATATAGCAGCTTTGGTTGAGGGTTTTTAGCGGAGCTGGAACACCCCAGAAGCATACCACACAGGAAGATCGTACCGATAAATCCCTTTTTCATGAAAACACCAATACCGTGAATGTAAATCAACATTATCAAGGTACAGCCTTAACGTGTAGAGGAGAACACCTATTAATGGTAGACATCGAAGCCCTTCATCAACTGAGACTCTTCTGTAATGTTCAATCCTTCAGCTGAGGTAGGCAGTGCTGTTCAGAGTGTGAGTAGGCAATAATGCACTCATAGCCCTGTACAACGCTACCGTCCTGCAGTTTAACTTCAATCTTTGGTACCTCCAGTGGATAAACAGCAGAAAAAAAATCATAAATATCTACCGCTTACGCTTGTTGTTTCTGGGCTGGCTTCTAGGCTAAAAGAGCCATTACATAAAAGACCTTGCGTTTACTTACCCGTGGACCTCAAGGATGAGGCCATTTATTTAACTCAATGAGCAGGGGTAATGCTATGGCAGTTGGCTTGCACTGCTTTGTTGTGCGCCAGAATGTCGCGCTTGGTCTGCATATCCAGCACGTCGATATCGTGGTCGGTCAAGTAGATGACCCTCACCCAGTTGCACGCCGTATCAACGACTACCGGGGCGGGTGAAGTGCTCGCGCAGCTCCCGATCAACATTGTCATCAGGCATATGGCTAACAGTCTGCTGTACATCAATGGCCCCTTTCACAACTTCCGCCTTACGTTCTGCCGCGGCGACGGTGGCGGCGGCATTCTCTTCGGTACGCTGCAGATCGGCTTTGGCTTCTGCCTTACTGGTACCGCGAGCATGACCAATACCGAACGCGCCAGCTATAGCGCCCAGGATGACGACCACCAGCCCAGCAATAATTTCGAAGCTCACTGCTGCGGCTCCTTCAGTTCTTCGGCCTTAGCTTTCAATGCTGGCTGGCGTACGTATTGCGAAAGCACCGCCAGCACCACCAGCGCAGGGCTAATCAACGCAACAATGTTTGGAGGCAGAATGTTTTTGATATCCGGCGGCAGCATCGCCCAGGCGTGCAGCGCAGCATCCGGGAACGACTGCGCCCACATGCCAACCAGCGCACCGATAGCCCCCAGCTTTACAGACCACGTTTTCAGCAGCAGGCTGGCATGGGCAACGAACTCCAGCCGGGTATATTTGCGCAGCAGTAACAGAACGAGCACAGCCACCAACACGAGCAAAGCGAAAATGATCATCTTCACAGGACACGCTCCTTAACCCAGCCGTAGAGAAAATCCTCGTTGGCTTCGCGGCCCTCCGCCAGTTCGAGGTATCTGGCACCCTGGCTGCAGTTCAGCGCACGCAACAGAACCTGTTCCCCCTCTTTCCCGCGGGCTGAAAGATATCCCTTAAGCGCGGTGATGGTTCGGGGACCAATGGCACCATCCGGGATAAGGTCGGGATAAAGCTTCCCGCGCATATTCAGAGCTGTGAGCCAGCGCTGGAAAAACTTACTTGCAACCGATGGCCCCATGTTCACGCCAGTGTCGCAAAGCTCGTCTGCCAGTAACGTAGATAGAGCTGCTACCTGGTCGAACCGAGGGCCGGTCCAGTAATCGCTCAGCAGGATTTGCTTTGCTGTTTCCCTGGGCAGGTTTCGCATATCACCGGTGTAGCCATGTGCGCGAGCTGTGGTTTGCGTGATGCCCCAGCGGGTTGGCCCGCCTTTATCAGAGGGGTGATCGACATAACCCCCCTCTTTTCCGAGGATCCCCTCGATAATCTGGTCTGCTGTCATTGTGCCTTCACTCCGGTGATTCGTTCCCAGAAATACGTGAGCGCTACGGAACCCATAGCACCACTGATACCGGCAGTGGCCAATATCATGTAAATACTCAGGCCACCTTCAATGCTGATGAGCCCACCAATAACCCCGGTAAAAGCCGAAACCACAATCTGCGCAAAAGCATTTATCCAGCTCCATTTTGCTTTGCCCTGCTTTACATCCATCAGGAATCGGACAAGGCCGCCCCAACCAGCAATGATCAGCAGAGCCAGCCAGGTGATTCCGGCCATGCTCTCTTTGTCTTGCATATGCTTTGCCATAGGTTCACCTCCGGGTTAACGGGGTGCTGTGAGTTTGATAAGGATCAGGACCGGCGGGAGGAATACTCATCAATGGTGATTCCGGGTACCTGAAAGAAAAAAACCACCTGTGCGAGGTGGTTGGGAAATTCAATACGAGCTATGTATCAGTGGATAGTGTATGGTTGCGGACCATTCATCAGGAAATGTCATATGCAACAACGCAAAAACTCAAAAAACAATCGCAACTACCTCATCAAATGTACCTGCCCTAACTGTATCAACCAATCAGAACATAGTTACACCCGAGTCCAAAAAGGTTCTGCGCTGATGTGCCCCCACTGCAGTAAGATTTTCACTCAAGACAAACTCCCTCTAGCTTAGGCTTTACGTAATCATAGTATCGGTAAAGCATCCACTCCTGTGCCCGTATTGATTAGAAAAGTGAGTCCGTTAGCTAAATTCCGCCAAGACTGGTATAGGCCTACAGACTGAACTTTTGACGTGCAGGGCCCCAGAAGACAGCAGGCCTACCGTAATGGAAGGCCTTAAGGGGTTATGCTGCATGTGGGGTGCCAGATAACGACAGGTAATTCTTCGGTCAGTCATCATGGCTCGCTCTGAGCGATTCACATCTTAGTGTTTACCCCTTCGCCAGCCAGATGAAGGTATAGCTTTTTTTGATTTTTTCTTTTAGCTGTTACGAGCAAAAAGAAGCCCGCTGAGAGAGGCGGGCTGAAGTTGGCATTTCAAGGAGCAACGGTAAGAGCGCGCCTGATTGTCCGAGCTACCGATTTACCAGGATGCATTTGTTTTTACCGTTACGTTCTTTAAACATAGAAGGGTAACTGTAAACAGTAAACCCAACATGAATCTTAAATATGTTTAGTGGCAGTGTGGTGCCGGGTGCCTCCCGGTGAGCATGCCCCAGTCGGCATGGCCCGCGCTGCATTTACAGGTTTCTGTAACTGACTGGTCGCCCCTCCGCACAGGGGGATTCACCACATCAATACGTTATGCTGTAAACATAGCTAGCGTCAATACACTCTGCATACATTGCTATCGAAGAGCGACTAATCACAGGCATAAAAAACCCGCATTTTATGCGGATTTCTGACTTCGCAGCTTAGATTATCTGAATGCTGAATTCAGAGAAACTTCAGCATCCGGTTCGTGCGTAATTCTGTTTCTCAGATCCCGGCGAATTATCTCAATTGACCAGAACCACACCAGGTGACCAAATATTTCAGAAACGTTTTCATACCATGGAAGCTCAATCAACGGTGGGGTTAGGCCCATAAGCGGAAACGAAATCATATGGACAAACAGTTGTGCGAGTGCACCTGCAAGTAAACCCTGCCACAGCTTGATTTTTGGAAACACCTCGGCAACTACACAATACCCAACCGCAAACACGATGGAGAATATGATATGTGTTACGCCTACCCAGTTAAACACATGTCCGGCGAAGGTATAGACAGCCGCATTTGGATCGGCCAGCCCTAACCAATCACGCAGAAAAATATAAGGAGGGTTAAGGAAGTTTCTGGAGCAATCAATCTGCCCGGCAGCTCGAATTAATGACTCTGGTCCACAGGCACTGGTAAACATATCGACAGGACTACGCGGTGGTAATGGTACTTCAGCACCCCATTTAACAAATGCTGAAACCACCCCAGAAATAAGCCCGATAAACAATGCAACACCATAATGCCGTCTGCGAGGTTCGGTTCGCACAAAAATATCTTTTAACGCCATAAGACCATCACTTATAAAGAATATTTACAGTTCCTTAATATTCCTTAAGTTTGGCGCATGGCATTTTGATTCAGATCACACTTTATAGCCGATTTCAGGCATTTGTTTTCAAAAACACAAAACCCTGCAGTAGCAGGGTTTATATGAATGGTTTCGTTCAGGCGTTTTATTCCACGATTTAAAATATACACGACAACTTCGGACAAAAGCAAGCACATTGCACCTAAAATGCAAAATAATGCGCCCATTTACTCAATCAGCTGTTGCTCGTTGAAACTCTTCATCTGCCCTCTTCTCTTCCCTCCAGCATAGGTCCACCAGCGCATCGCAGAAAGGTTTCCAGTTGCGCGTCCATGTTCTGATGTGCAGGTCTGGGATAAGCGTCAGAATCGCTTTATAAGCAGCAGTAGACGGCATCGTTGAAAAGCCATTCCCCGAACAGCGTTCACAGATTTTATATACCGGTGCTCCCTGCTCTTTTGTCGCTTTGCGGTCCAGAACCCGGCCAGAACCACCACAGCGGCAGCGAGCGTTTATTTTCCCCTTACCGTCACAGGCTTCACACTTAGCGCTGAAGACGGCTGTTACTTCAGTCCACTTATCCCAGTCGGAAGGACAGACAGCACGGGATTTTTTAGCCCAATATGGTGCTTTGCCCCACGGATTAGATACTTTGCGTTCCTTAGTGGTTGTTTCAATCTGTCCGGTGCCATTGCATACCCTGCAGACTCCCGTTGTTTCCGCGGACCGGGAATACTCCGCAAAAGCAAACTTCGCCAAAATCAGGCAGCAGTGCCCCAGCTCTTTACCCGCGGTTTTGCGTACGTTCTTCGGTGCGGTGTCAATCGCATACCGCGCTAGCGCCTGGACGGCCAACTGCTCATCTGTCTTGCTGATGCCAGCCTTTCCAAAGAACGCTGCCAGTCCGAATCTTGCCCTGCTGCTTGTCACCCCAATACCAGCCATAACATCCGTACCGTTGAGACGATCAGGTGATGTGCCTTTCACATCTTCGCTGATGTGCATACCCTGAGGGCTGAAATGTTTTAATGATCCTTCGAGTTTCATGCTTTCAGTAACCCCTCTTGTTTCCATATAGCCAAAGTTCTGAGCACGCCTTCTGCATGCATCAGGCGCAGTTCGTCGCGGGTGTAATCGGTGGTTCTCTTTCTGCCATCAATGAGATCGTGGCAAGCACTGCAGGCAATTGCCCCTTGGGTATCGTCCGGCTTGCATCCAGTTCCGCAGGTTCCCGCCAGACGGTAATGCGCCAGTACGCTGGTTTCCGGATTGCCATTACAGTGCCCGGGAATACGTACTGTGCATTCGCGGCCTCGGGCCGCTTTACGTAGGTTCGCCATACTCACACCCACATCCTGTTGCGCCAGCGAGAGTCTGGCCGCGGCGGATTTTTGTCCTCCACCAGCTGCGCGCTGACGGTCCATGTCATAAAGTCAGGGTTTAAGCTTCGTTCGACCTTTACGCCCCGCTGGCGATATCTAGCCATCAGTTCGTCGGCCTGCTGCGTTGTGCATTCGTGATGGTGAAACCATGAGTGTTTCATCGGCATCACCCCGCGAAGCTTAAAAGCTGGTTTGCGGCGTTCTCAGCTTCCTGCAGGCTGTTGAACGAACGAGAGAGGATCCATCGCCAGAGAACATCGAGCGATGCTTTGTACAGTTCCTGGAATTCGCATTCGTCCATGCTGGCGAAAGAAATACTGCGAGGGTGTTTTTTCAGCGTGCCGTCCGGCAGCTGTATGGCGTCATAGTGGCCGGCTTCAACAATGACCCACGCCCGGTAAGCATCGAAAGATTTGCAAATACTGATAGAGCCGGATCGCTTCTCGGCTATTCGGTCGAGATATTGCCCGGCGGCATCAAGTAACGCCGATTCACTCCCGCCATATGCAGTAAGGTATTTGGCATAACCTGTGATAAGCCTGCGCTCATTAGACGAGATAGCCCCGCCGGTAGGTTCCCAGTATTCAAAACCGAGATTGAGTAAAGCAAAGTAACGGCGGTGAAACGCCGAATTGCGGACAAGCTTAAAGTCGGCCTCCAGAACGGCGCCGAGCTTGCATTTTGATTGCAAGAAATCGCTGGTCTCCTGCGTGGCAGGGATCAGTAAACCTTGTGACTGCTTTATTAAGTGCAATTGCGCCATGGTTTCTCTCCGTGGCGCAGTAGGTCAACGGTTGTTCAGGCCGTTGATTTCATATTATCAGAAGGCGGGATTACCCGGTAGCCGAGGCGATGCAGAAAACTGGTCATTGCGTTGAGATTAAATACTCCCTCGTCCTCAAGCAGTGGTCGCATAGAAGTAACACCATTTGCCGTGTATACCAGAACCCGGCCTGCTGCCCTGATGCTGCCAACAACTTCACCTGTAGAACGTTTAACCAGATCGTAGTACTCATTACTCTCATTGCGCATCCCTACCTCCCGGAAGCAAAATCATATACTGTGTTTTTATACAGTATAAATTAATGTTAAATCACTTACATGTGAAAATTTCACGGTAGCGGAAGATATGATGGCAGATGAAGATCGTCCTACAAGCCCCTATTTTCAAAGGAGATAATCAAAATCGAAACTTTGGTGCTTTTGTTTATTTTTACCGGTTGACGGAGGTAAAAGCTTTGCACGTTGGCCAAAGGCATATTTTGTGTGTTGTACAAGTCCCTATTTGATCAATGCAGTGATGAAATAGCAAAATATGATATTTAGTTAAACTAACCGAAGATTTTTCAGCATTAAAATCCAAATTATTTGGAAATATCCATATGACATATTGCGCCGCCCTTCTGACAAAAGATGAGTAATGGTTAATGACAAGGAACAAGTGTTAATAAACACTGGTGCAGGTTTGGATAAGTAGGTGGAACTTCTGATGTTCTGCCTGGCCTCCTCCTGATAGTGTGCGCCAGGACGAAAGCGACCTCTTATCGCAGGTAAGGTGGAAGTGGAACTTAAGAAATCGTCGTGGTAGTTGTTGTCGCACGCGTCACTTCCTGAAAGCTAAAATGCTGCATGCAGAGCGCACTGGTCACCGGAGTTGTTCAGGCTCCGATGACATAGTTATGGCGTGTCGATTATATGAATGAAAATCAATTTATTATAAAATTTACTTCTTTGAAGCCAAGGAAATGAGCATTCGGATTCCAGAGTTTCACTATCACTAGAGCCTCGTCTATAGACTTGTACTCCTTAAAGGCGCCATCTGGAGGTTGTCCTGCCCTGAATGAACTAATGATTTGATGGTCTAACAATTTAATAAAATATTTTGCAGCCTCTTCCTTGCTTAAGCCAATGCTTTCATCAATCCTTTCAACAACATTATTGGCGGTATCTATTGACAGCATAACATTCGCAAACTGAGCAAAAGACCATGTTGCATCCATTCGTTCCTTGATACTCGCATTAGCCCTCTGGGCTAATGAAGCAAGCAAATCCTGTATGTTTCTGCGTTTCGATTCTTTTAATGATTCACTTTGGAACTTAAGCCCCTTACTAGTAATAATTAAGCTTGTTACTGCTGCAATTGCAGAAGCACAACCCGCTATAGCGCTCCATGATTCAGGTCCCATAAATAATAATACTCACTATTTTTAAAATTCTGCTCGGCCATTCAAAGATATCGCGAATCGTATACGCGGTGTCTCTGGGTTCTATGTTCGCTGTATTACCGCAAGCTCTCCATGAAATACTCCTGAAGTTTTGGAGTTGCTCTCTTACCAACATCTCGGCGATTACAGGCATGTTCAGGCGCTCTTTTTACGTGAACCCGAATGCGGTGAGATCGCCGTTAATCTCGTCCTGCTCTTCCAGTTTTTTGCTGCAATGTTAAATCTAGACATATCAATTCTCACCTATGCATTATCGATAAAAATACCCATAAATCAGTCTTAATAGCATTTTATTGATATCAAGGATTCCACAATCTTCCTCGAGTGAGGATTAACGCTGATAGCAGAACGTTTACAGAATGCGAAAAATTTTCATTCTGCCCCTCAAGTTTATACGACCATTTTTCTCCATGAAAAAGATTATGTCTTAACCGGAAAATCACTTTAAAAACAAAACTTACTTTTTCTTCCATGGTAGGTGCCTGTAGTTGAAGCAAATCTTCAAATTTACGCATTTGGCGAACACCAACATAATCAGAAGGAGCAAGCTTTCTAAAACGAGCCTCGGAGCCAGGAGTATCCCGATAACGTCTTACAAAAAATGCATATGAATCATTAATTACATCGTTATCAATTCCATTATATGCTTTCAATACTTTGGCCAACTTATCGGTACCACCAATACCCTCCCCCATATGCGCCAGTTTCGATTCAGCCAAGGAAAAATAAATCATAAACCTACACAAGTTGTCATACATGTTCTGGTCAAACGGATTACTGTTTATCAAATCTGCCAATTCAGTAGTTACCGGCAATTGTTCTCTTTCTAGGATATTAATTGCAGTCATAATGTATCCCCTCCTCTCTAGAGGGGATTATAGTTTAAGCTGCTACCAGTGTCTGACATATTTCCGGCAGATTGGCCCTAACCAGCGCCTCAGCGAACGGGGGCGGAACGGCATTTCCGCATCGCGCAACTTGCTTGTCCTTCGAATACTTCACGCCCCGGTAGTCCCGGTCGATGATGTACCAGTCCGGGAAACCCTGAGCTCGGTAAAGTTCATGTGGCTGCAGCATGCGCATACCGATATCGATGATGCGGTACGTTATCCCATCGATGTCGACCATCCCGGTGCATTCCTCGCCGCAGTATTCACGCAGAAACGCCAGCGCCTGCTGTGCGCGGTGTTCGTCGTAGTCGTCAACCGCCAGAGTGGTTTTTACTTCCCCGACATGCAGACCGCCGGCCGTAACTGTCGGCATTGGTTCACTCGTAGGCTGACCATCGCGACAGGTGCCGCGCAGTTTTACCAGATGAGAAGCGACTAAGGCGTGGTGATCGACAGTCGTTACTGAATGCGCAGGCTCATCCAGCCCCACGCCGGCGCCCTGATAATTCCCTCCGTAGTGTTTTGCTAGGAATGCACCAACTACAGCATGTTTCCCGCCACCAGCAACAACGGTTCCCAGAGGCTTATCCAGTCCGGGTACGCGTGGTGCCTGCCCTAGCCGTTCTCCGTATCCCATTTGAATGAGAGTCGGTACAACCAGTTGCGATTTACCACCACCACCCGCGGTGATAGTTGCGCTGGGTTCATCGGCGCGGTGGCCGATGCTGGCACCGAACTGCCGGGCGATGACCGGAGCGATAACGCAGGAGCGGGACTCTTTCAAGATGGTGTGAGCAGGTTTATCAAGCGGCCGTGGTTTCGCCTGGTACTCGCTGCCGCCATTTCCGGCCAGGAACGGAGCCAGAGCAGCTTCTACGATGCCCAAAGCGTGACCGTTGCCTCCAGGGCGTTTCGACGTGCCAGCGGTCACCGTCGGTACCGGTTCGGTGACTGGCTGCCCGGTGGCTCCAGTTCGGAATTTTGTCAGATGAGGTACCGCAATTGCGTAGCCGTGGGTTTTCGTAATCGTCTGCAGCGGATCGTCCAGTTCCTGCCCCCGGAAACAGTCATAATTCCCGCGTGTCGTTTTGTGATTGCACTTCACGATGAACGGCGAAGCGCTTTCGATAACAAAGCGCTGGATTCCCCGGGCAATGCGCCGGAGCGTGTTTTCCGCCAGCGGCTTTTTGCGGCCAAAAATCGACGGGGCTGGGATGGACCAGTCGATGCATTCTGCAGCTGTGCGCCACGGCGCCAGCTTGCCTGCCTGCACCGCGGGCGATTTAGGATCTCCATGAGTGGCTTCCGGCCATACAATCGGCTTCCCATCGCAACGCATCACCATGAAGAATCGCTTACGGATGGTCGGCGCACCATAATCACATGCGCGCATCTCGCGATACTCAACGGTGTAACCCAAACCTTTTACCAGCCGTGCTGCATCCTCACTATCAAGCGAAATATTCAGAAATTCGCAGCATTCGGCCAGCGCCGGATGATCCGCTGAAATGCCTGTGGTAAGCATGCCAATGAATGCCTCAAAAGTTTCGCCAGCGCGAGCAGGATCTGGACGCATTTCCGCCGCCAGTAGTGGCCCCCACGTTTTAAACTCTTCAACGTTCTCAAGCATCATTACCCGCGGGCCAACATCCAGCGCCCAACGTAGAACAATCCAAGCAAGCCCACGAATCGCTTTTTCAACTGGTTTAGCCCCTTTCGCTTTGGAAAAGTGGCGGCAATCCGGGGAGAACCAGGCCAGTCCGACACGGCGGCCGGCAGTCGCAACCTTAGGGCGAACCTCATACACAGATTCGCAATAGTGCAACGTATCAGGGTGGTTCGTTGTGTGCATAGCAACTGCGTTGGGGTCATGGTTAATCGCAATATCAACGCTGCGCCCAATCGCCATCTCGATGCCCGTACTCGCCCCGCCGCCGCCGGCAAAGTTATCAACGATGATTTCGCTCTCTCTCACACGTATTTCTCCATGGCGCTGGCCAGCGAACGGGCCGCGGCGATAATTGACGGTATCGGCATTTTTTCGAGCCACATTCTGTTGATATGGTGCTGCAATCGTTGCTTGTGGTGCGCCTGGAGAACCCCGGCGCTTTCTACTTGAGACAGAACCATTGCAACCTCGGCGGGCCAAACGGTTTCAGGAACATCCACCAGCAACAACTGCTCCAGCTCCAGAATTCGCTTACAGGCATATTCCAGTGAAGGATCCACTATTTCACCTCCTGCGGGGCGGCTATCGGTTTACCCGCAGAAATTACTTCTTGCACATCCAAAACACGCTGAAATACAGGGCTGCCAAGCAGGCTGTAATTCATCCCAACAGCAGCTTTCGGCACCAGGCCAAAACGCTTCATGTCAAAGTCGATGACAGCCCGATGATCGCGGAACAGCCCGAAACGACCATGCCGGACAACCTCGCCAGTCGCTTCTGCTTCGGAAAAATACCGCTGGACAGTAGCGCGGCTCAGCCCAAGTTTTTTCATTGCCTCGGCGGTCGTGAGTCGCCCCTGATGTCTGGTGATCCGAATCACTGCGCGGACGTACTCTCTGCGCTCAACTGCTGACAATGCTCTAGCCATACATACCTCACTTAACGACGCGCAAATGGCGTACGTTTTTGCGATAGCTGTCCCATTCAAAATTCACCCACATGCCGCCATCCATCTGGAGTCGGTCAAGGATCCGTATGCCCAGTGTTTCCCTCAGCGATTCATAGTTCAGGTTGGTTAGGATGCCGACAGGTCGCATGGAGGACAGCCGGCGATCGATAACCTGATTCAGGATGACTTTTTCACCGCTGCTTCCGCGCTGAATACCCACCTCATCCAGAATAAGCAGGTCCACATGGCACAAATCATCCAGCAATGACGCCTCTGACTGCCCGCCGTCATAACATTCCCGAACACGCAGCATGAGATCCGGAATGGTTACCACCAGCACAGAGCGGCCACCCGCCAACAGGTGATTTCCGATTGCCGCCGCCAGATGATTTTTCCCGGTGCCTGGCGCTCCGCTGAATACGAAGCTCGCAAACCCTGAGCCGAATTGCTGCGCGTAACTCTTTGCCATCGAGAGCGCCCGACGCTGGCCATCCGACTCAACCTGATAGTTAGCGAATGTGCAGCCGCGGTGCAGATCCTGAATTCCTGCACGTCCAAAGATTTTCTCTGCACGTGCGCGCTGGTTTTGTTTTTCCAGTTCCTCACAGCGCTTACGGCCTTCTTCGGCTTGCCAGGCACGCCATTCATCAACGCTGCCAAATTTTGGCTGAACGCCATGGGGAATGAGTTTTTTCAGTCGCTCCAGTGCATTCCCGGTACCAATCATGTTTTTCATCGCTACCCCCTGAATCCCGATGGGATGGTTTTGTCAGGTTCCGAAATCTGATTGGGATCTCGTGCGCCTGGCGCCTGCTGAATCGCCCACGGTTCGCTGAAATGCATGCCAGGGCCAAAAAACGTTTTCGCCTGTTTCACGTACTGCGTGTTGAGGATTCCCTCGGCTTTAACGAAAGCCGCGTAACGCACCACTCCTGCGAAGATTTCCGCCGTAGTGGTTCCATCCCTGATTCGGGCATTCCAGGCTTTGAAGGCATCGGATTTGCTGTTACCCCCTGCCCGCTTGGGATAAACCGACCAGACCTGCTCGAAATCATTCGGGTATATTTTTTGGGGATCAGGTTTATCGCCTTCGTCCTGGGTCTGATGGTCTGGGGGTGTGGCGGAGCCATGCCCCGAACTATCTTCTTCCTGATCCTGTTCCTGCTCCTGATCCTGTTCCTGGTTAAGGAACGGTTCGAGAACCCTTTCGGAACCCTTTAGTTTTTCGATGCCGATGTGGGATATCGCCGAGGCTAAAACCCGCGCCAGCTCTGGCTTCACCGTAGATTTGTCCGGGACCTGATCAAACAAACGCAATGCTGCAATTCCCTGGTTTGGGTTTTCAACTGAATTCCAGGTCAGAAAGTTACGAATTAGCACCCATTTCGATGACGAATCACGCGTTGCGAAACCGTTAGCCGATAGCTCATCAAACCCTTTCGAAACCCTTTCAGGAGTCCATGCAAGGTCTTCCGAAACGTATCCATCAGGCAACCTGAAGCATCCGATCATGTTTGTGTGTTGCCCGGTGAGCAGGTACAGCGCCAGCAACCTGGCATCATCCGATACCCGGCGCATTCCATCGCTTATCCAAAATGATGTATGCACCTTGCCGTAATCACGCATAGAGACCCCGTTGTTGCTTAAACTGGTGTGTTTTCATCACCAAGCACCCACCGCAAAGCCGCTGCGTATTCGCCGCTGGCGGTTTGAAGTTGCTGGGTAATTTCCTTACGGGATTTAAGACGCGGCTTTGTGTCACCGAGAACAGCGCGCTGGCGGCGAGCTTTCTCGTGGCCAGTTACACCCTCTGCCGCTGCCTCTAACTGTTTGACCGTTTCCCGTTGCTTTTCCGGTGGCATATCGACCAGTTGACGCGCTTGAGTGACAGTGACTTTTCCAGCCTCAACCGCCGCCTGGACGGCCTGCGTAGCATCCAGTAGAGCCACGGTTGCCTGGACCGTTTTTACGCTGCAGCCAAAAAGCAGGGCAATGTCATTTTCGTCATGACCATATTCCATCTGCTGAACCATTTTTTTGGCCCGGCCCAGTGGGGTATCTGGTTGCGTTATCTCGTTTTCGCTGACCATGTATTTGGCCATTTGAATTGCTGAGCCGCGCTTAGCTATACCGGGTACCGGCCAGGGTTCCAGCCCTGCCCGCTTTCTCCTGGCGTTTGCTTCCATAGCGTTCTTTACGCGCTGCCGACCTGCAACCACGCAGGTTTTCCCTGTCTCTGGGTCCTTCCACACGATAATCGGTTCGAGTACCCCAAGCTCCATGATGTTGAGGATCACAGCTTCATTAAGCGGTAGGTGTACTCGTTCGTCGTACAGCGGGTGTGTTGTATCGGTAACCAGATGCAAACTTTCCGGTTCGAAAAACAGAACATTGCTTTTGCCGCTGGCGCCATAAGCGTCGATAGAATTTTTAGCCATGGGCGCCCTCGTTATTGATATTCAGTTGGTTCGTGTTCATAATTTCCCCTGTGAATTGATCCAGTTAATTCGCAACGAAAGCCGTAGGTGTTGCAGCACCGCGGCTTTCACCTTTCTGAACTCCAGCATCACGTCACCCCCAGCATTGAAGTGACAATGGCCATCAGTGGCGCTGTTAACTCCGGATCTATCCGGAACATCTCGACTATTCCCTCGCTCAGTTCTTTCAACTTCTGATGGCGTGGTGCCCCCATAGCAACGGCAACCTTCGCTTCGCTGGTTTCTTTCTCCAGACGAGCCAGTCGGGACATAAAACTCTCTTCGGGCAATAGGCGGTGTCGGTATTCCAGAGGAAGAACGGCCATGATCGCCGGTGTAAGAAGGCGAACGTACTCGCGATAGCGCTCAGACTCGGCCGGGTTGTCCAGGTAGCGAAAAAGCTTCTGTCGGGCACGGCTGATGTCATCAGGAAACGCGATCTCCTCGCCGCCCTGCTGTCGCCATTCCTCGACGATGTACGCAGACACAACATCCTGACCTTCAGCCGCTGCCCAGGCGCGAACGGCGGAGCGAATGTTGTCGTGCTCTGCCACTATCGGCTGATATCGCTTTATCAGGGCGTCGGTGTTAACTCCGGTATACTGTTGAAAGGAAAGTGCTTGCATGGTTATACCCTCTACTCCTGCGGCAAACCGTCGGTAGGGTTCGGGTACAAGTCGGGGCGCAACTCGTGGGGTGTTACACCTGTCATATTGAAAATGGGTAGAATGTGGTTGGGCGGGACTACTCCGTGGTCACGATTTTTCCAATGACTTACAGACATACTCGTCACGCCAAGCGCGAGACTGAGCTTTCGGGCTGAGCCAGCAGCTTTAATTGCTTTATCGAGTGCGGACATGTGCTTCTCCTGTTCATTAACAACAAAAAGTAAACCACAGATTTACACAATATGCAAACATATGATTTATTGCGCGTGCAAACCAAATATTTACAATGACTCTATGAGAAAAGAAGAACCCAACCTCGTTTTGGTAGAACGACTTACTGAGATCACTGATCGCGGCGTTACCAAAGCAGACATGGCACGCATAGCCGGAGTTACCCCTCAGGCCGTAAACGGCTGGTTCAAAAAAGGAGTAATTAGTAAGAAATCAGCGCTGGCTATAGCCGATGCGGTTGGTATTTCTGTTGCTTGGTTACTCGGTGAAGACGTTGATGAGAAAGACGGACTGAAGCCTGACGAACAGCGCTTACTGGAACTCTATCGCCAGTTGCCCGACGAAGAGCAAAAGAACATGCATCGCATTTTCGCAATTCGTCTAAAGGAACTGGATGAGTTATATGAAAAATATATGAATAGACGAGTCAAAAGTGACAATAGCTAGCGGATGTCAATGTAGATGTAAAAAAAGGAAAGCCCCGTTTAAAAATTAAGTTGTGATTCTTTGCATTTTGTACTTCATCATCTGGTTCATATATGTCAGATTGATTTAACAAGAAAAAATATTTAGATTAGCTGCTGAACGTTTAAATTCATGGTGATGTAGGTTTCGTTTTTTGACATCACCTTTATGCTTTTTTAATGACACAGAATTATTGAGAAATTATTATGACAGAAAAAATACATAATGATTATTTCAAATGGTGGTGCGGGACAGTTATAGTAGGAGCAATCCCTATTTTCATAAGACTGATTGCGTATACATTGACGAACAAGAGTATTGAATTATTCAATATTACTGAATTGGTATGCTTCGGTTTTTCTATACAAATCTCCAGCATTTATTTCGGAATGGGAAAACCCAGCAAGTTAACTGAAAACAGATTAATACTAAACACCACTCTTTCTGTAGTTTTCGTTATGCTTTTCTCAATCATTTATATAATGAGCATAATGTCTCCTGAAACTTTAGAATCATCTACAACTAAAATTTTCCTGGCTATCACGTGCAGCATTTCTTTATATGTTGGACAAAATTCAGTCAAATGTGCTATTATCAATAGCTCAATACTGGTGGAGGAATGAAAGATGGACTTCGAATTTATTTCTCTAACTTTGCTTGCAGTAGTTGCACCTCTCGTGCTAGCCCTCATTTCAAATAGAAACCTTAAAGAATTAAAACAAAAGAAACTCGATTTCGAAAACACCAGAAATCTAAACAAACAAAACTTTGAAGCCAAAAAAGACAAGCTCAAATTTCGCTAAGTGGATAATGTATGTCGCTTAAAAACATTGTATACATTGATTACGAAAAAGTATATTCCTTAAGCTCTCAACTTTTCGAAGGTATTGTTCAATCTGCCATTGAACAACAAGAATCGACCTTATCTAATGTCGATGCTTTAGAAGTAAAGACTGAAAAAAAATCTAGCAGCTCAAGCGACACAAGTAAACTGTCAACAGTAGTTAATCCACATGATTACCATTACCTTAAATTTGAGAAAGAGTTGATTCGACTAGATTTACTTAGCTCGATATCTTCAGATGATTTTTCAGCTGATAAAATTCAATCAGGTTCTTTTATAAAAATAACTGCCAACATTGAAATTATCGATTTTAATAAATTAAAAGATACGGCAAAAGATTTTACCACGTTAGGGTATGCCATACATTATGTTAATAAACATGGAGAGATTGAGCAAATAGAAAATCTTCTTCTTGAGAAAAGTCTCACTCAAAATAAGAAAAAAGATTTAATGAATCTTAAAAATGAAATTTTAAAAGGAATTGAAAAGGATTCAGCGAAAGAGAAAAAGAAATTTTTTGATAACTTATCAAACGTATTAAGCTACGCTTATGGTGATGAATTAGAGATATCTCAAACAATTAATAACTACAAATTCACATCGTTTCTTATTCGTAATTTCTTCAAGCTTTCTCCAGAAATGCTTGTTAAATTATACTCACGGAAAACAAAGTCCCCATTTACTGTAGTTGGCATAATTACGCAAAGTCATACTGGTCAAAAAGGCGAAACAGAACGTGATGCTATCGATATAAGAAGCGCTGCATGGAATATGAATGATGCTATGGCAAATCTTGAGTCGACTTTTTGCATGCCGCATGAAAATGAGTACTTTATAGAGCCAATAGCTCTTTACACCGAAATTTAAACTCTCCAACCGGCCACTGTGCCGGTTTTTCACACCCTGACAACCACTTCGACAGCCAAGCCCCCACCCCAGCCTCTCCCTCTCCCTCTCCCTCTCCCTCTCCCTCTCCCTCTCCCTCTCCCTAACTTTTTTGTAGGGATATTTGCCTACGCTTTGTCAACCATCATGATAAATAAAGTCATATAAGTCACAGCTTTACAAACCAGCTAAACCCATCATTGACACAAGTATAAACCAGTGATTTAATTAATCTCACCAAAACGCACCACGAACCACCCAGGCATGGAGCCCACGAAGTAGCTGCCGGCGGCATACGAAACACCGGATGAGGTGGCGAGAGCAACGCGCAGTAGGTTTAAACGTTCCGCTGGCCGGCGACAAGGCAGAGGTTGAAATGAGTAAACAAGGCATCAGAGCCATGGTCATTTCGGCAGTAATTGGACTCTTCATCTGGATCGCGCTCTTCTGCGCGCTGTGGGAGATTCTCTAATGGTTAAAAAATATAGGGATGTGCAGGTTATAGACCTGCTTTGTATTTATGAGGTTCAGGGAGAAGAAACTCCATGTGACGCTGACAATCAGGAAGTCGTCATTGAATCAGCAACCTACGAATGGTTAACAGGTACTTTATGACTGGAAGCCTATTCGCCCTAGTCCTCACCGTAAGCATGCTGACGGGCGGTAATCAGGATGTCCTGCTCGGCGTTTACGACAGTGAGAATGACTGCAAGGCAGCTGCAGAAGAGCAACACGTGAAAGCTGAATGTTATCCGCTGAAAGGTGTACTGGACGAGCATCCGGCCGGGTTCACGGTGCAAATGTAGGGGGAAGAATGCAGAAGAAATGCGGTTACTGCCGTAAAGCAATCGAGGGTAAATCAGTGGTAAGCACCCTGTTGTACCTCCAGGGGAACCAGCTCGCACGGAAAGAAAAAGAGTATTGCTCAGAACGTTGCGCCTCTTACGACCAGATGGCGCACGAGGGCTAACGTAAACCCGCCGAAGCGGGCTGTACGTCCGGTGCCACCGACCAAAGTTACACCGGAAATTACCAAAACCAATGACCACCCTGAATGGGCGCTACCAATGGCCCGGGGGATTCTACATCCAAAATAGAGGCTATCACATGGAATATTTCTATCTGATAAAAGCGACTCAAAAATCGGGTAAAGCTGATGCCGTAATCTGGCGCACTAATAAATCAGAAGCTCGCGCCCTTCTGCAACTGGACGTCGATCTGGAAGACGCTGGGATCGAAACAGGCCGCGGCAAAGACTATCAAAAACCTATTCGCACCGATTTCCCGGTATTCAATGACCTGCCAGCGGAAGGTGTTCTCGATTACTCATGGTGCGAACGCTACCAGCTCGGTGATGATGGTCGCACCTGGGCTCTGAAGCCAGGTCAGGCGCCTCATCACATCGATGATGCCGGAGTATCCGCTGAGCCCGTTAGTGGCGAGCTGGTTGATGCCAATAATACTGGCGACGTGGCACAAGATGAGACCGTGGAAACTTTCGGTAGCGATGAATACCAGGACGATTCGAGCGCGCTTTTTAAAGTGGCAGAACTCCCCTTTCGCGCTCAGTTGCTGGCGCAGTATATGGCCGAAGAGAGTCACGTTTATCATATCAGCATGCCTCACCGGCAGGAGCTGTCAGTTCTTGAAATGGACACTGATAACGCAGCCGTCCAGGATCTGATTCTGGCCGCCGAGAATGTCCCTGAAATCAAAAAATACGATATGCCGGCGCTCTGGAAATTCACCAGTGCCAATAAAAAAGTCTTCCCCGAAGGGAAACGGCATGAGCTCGGCAAGCGTATCCAGTTTGCAAAGCTGTGGTTCGCTACTAACGCGATCGACCGCGGCATTCTCACCAGGGAATGGGCTGCCGGTAACTGCATTTCTTCGATTTTGAAAACCGATGCAGGTACGAATGCTGGCGGCGGTAATAAAACCGATCGCAACCCTGACTACACCCATACCCTTGATACGCTCGATGTAGAAATAGCCCTGGCCACAATGCCAATGGATTTCGATATCTACAATTTCCCGGCATCAATTCACCGCCGGGCCAAAGAGATCGTTCAGAAGAAAGAAAGTCCGTTCAAGGAATGGTCTGCAGCGCTGCGCAAGGTCGCAGGCATCCTGGATTATTCACGCGCAGCCATTTTTGCCCTTATTCGTGGCGCCACCAGCGATATTCATCATTTCCCGGTAAGTCTGCAGACCTATATCAATGCGAACCTGATCGAGCATAAGCATGACGACCCTTCTGCTGAGACGCTTGAGAAAGCTGGTCATGTTTCATCTGCCGCCGTCACTCTGGACGCTGTGAAAAAGGCTATCGATGGAGATGAAGGTGTGCCGGACCTGGAAACTCTCCCAACTGATTTTCAGGTAATTGGCACCGAACTGGTGAAAGAAGCGCAAAAGAAACGCCCTGACGCTAATCAGGTTCTGGCCGCCGAACGCGGCGAATATGTCGAAGGTATCAGTGACCCTACGGATCCGAAGTGGATAACCGAAGATCTGACCAAACCCAAACAGCCTGAAGTTTCAAACATGGGCAATGGTGTTTTTTCGATTGATGGTCTGATGGATAGCCAGCCAGCACCAGCACCAGCACTTTCTATCGTGGACCAGGCGCGCCAGCGCGCTGCAGAAGAAAAATTACATCCAGCTAATTCCGGGGAAACCACCAGCAATGTGCAGATGGAAACGGCTCAGCCGGTCGAAGACGAAAATGATAATGCGGTATCAGCAGGCGAAGGCGCTGATGAGTCTCCTGCGCAAACAACTGCCGTGAACATGAGCAAAATACTGGCTGAACGCTGCCCGGATCTTACCGCCGAAGTGCTGAAAAGCCAGGTTTCCGAGAGTGCTCATAGCGATGAAGAGGAAGAGGCTGAACAAGCAGCGCCAGTATGGCCGGATTATTTCGAGCCAGGTCGATATGAAGGCGTGCCAAATGAGGTCTACCACGCCGCTAACGGCATCAGCTCCACGATGGTTAAAGATGCGCGGGTTTCGCTGATGTATTTCGAGGCGCGCCACGTATCCAAAACCATCCAGAAGGTACGCTCCCCTGTTCTGGATATGGGCAATCTGGTGCATGCACTGGCGCTGCAGCCTGATCAGTTGGAAAAAGAATTCAGCATCGAGCCGGAAATCCCGGAAGGCGCTTTCACCACGACTGCGACGATCCGCGCGTTTATCGACGAATACAACAACGGGCTTCCGGTTTTGCTCAGCGCAGATGACATCAAGAGATTCCTGGAGGAATACAACGCGACCCTGCCCGCCCAGGTGAAAACCAGCGGCAGCCGCGATGCCTTACTGGAACAGCTGGCAATCATTAACCCTGGCCTGGTTGCTCAGGAAGCACAGAAGGTGCAGCCGCTGAAAGTCTCTGGCACAAAGGCCGATCTGATTCAGGCCGTGAAATCGGTAAAACCGGATGCCATATTCGCCGACGAACTGCTGGATGCCTGGCGCGAGAACCCGGAAGGAAAAGTACTGGTTACCCGCCAGCAGTTGGCTACGGCACTGGCCATTCAGAAAGCACTGTTGAATCACCCGACCGCTGGCAAGTTGTTGACGCACCCGAGCCGTGCCGTCGAGGTGAGCTATTTCGGCATTGATGAGGAAACCGGGCTGGAAGTTCGCGTGCGTCCTGACCTTGAGATAGACATGGGCGGCCTGCGCATCGGTGCGGACCTTAAAACCATCAGCATGTGGAACATCAAGCAGGAAGGCCTGCGCGCCAAATTGCACCGGGAAATCATCGAGCGCGATTACCACCTGAGCGCGGCTATGTACTGCGAAACCGCAGCCCTTGACCAGTTCTTCTGGATATTCGTTAACAAAGACGAGAACTACCACTGGATCGCCATCATCGAGGCATCCGAAGAACTGCTGGAACTCGGCATGCTGGAATATCGCAAAGCAATGCGTGCCATCGCGAACGGTTTCGACACTGGCGAATGGCCGGCGCCAATCACTGAGGATTACGCCGAAGAACTCAACGATTTTGATGTGCGCCGTCTCGAAGCGCTGCGCGTACAGGCATAAGGGGATATGACGATGGAAAACACCAATATTGTTACCACTGAGCAACAGGCTCCAAATACCATTTCTGCCAGTAACGCCATCTTCAACGTGCAGGCGCTCGGCCAGCTAACGGCATTTGCAAACCTGATGGCAGATTCTCAGGTGACGGTACCTGCACACCTCGCGGGTAAACCAGCCGATTGCATGGCGATCGTTATGCAGGCAATGCAATGGGGCATGAATCCCTACGCAGTAGCGCAAAAAACGCATCTGGTAAACGGTGTGCTTGGGTATGAAGCCCAATTGGTCAATGCGGTAATCGCCAGCTCAAGCGCCATTCATGGCCGCTTTCACTATCGGTACGGCGGCAACTGGGAGCGCTGCACCAGGACTCAAGAGGTCACCCGGGAAAAGCACGGCAAAAACGGGAAATACAATATCACCGAGCGTGTACGAGGCTGGACAGATGAGGACGAAATCGGGTTATTCGTCCAGGTCGGCGCGATTCTGCGCGGTGAATCAGAAATCACCTGGGGGGAGCCACTTTATCTCTCTGGAGTCGTCACACGTAATTCTCCTTTGTGGGTTTCTAACCCGAAACAGCAAATCGCTTATCTGGGCGTCAAATACTGGGCGCGGCTGTATTGCCCGGAAGTCATCCTGGGTGTTTACAGCCCGGATGAAGTTGAACAAAGACCCGAGCGAGAAATTAACCCGGCGCCGGCGCAAAGAATGTCTGTGGCAGAGATCACCAGCGGAACAGACATCACCACCAGCGCGCAGGATTCAGCTCTCAATATTGATTCCCTGGCAGATGATTTCCGCGACCGCATTGAGCGCGCCGAATCGGTCGATGCAGCAAAAGCCATCAGGGCGGATCTGGATAAAGAGAAAGCTGTGTTGGGCACTGTTCTTTTCACCGAGCTGAAAGGTAAAGCCGTGCAGCGTTATTTCATGGTAGACGCCCGAAACAAAGTTGAGGCCGCGATCAACTCTCTACCTAATCCCGGAGAACCGGAAGCCGTCGAACTGTTCGCTAAAACTGAAGGCATTCTCAACGGCGCGAAACGCCACCTCGGTGATGAACTGTATGACCAGTTCCGCATCACCCTGGACGACATGAAACCGGAATACGTGGGTTAACCAGATTGGGAGGGGAAACTCTCCCGATAAAGGAATGTATATGCGATTGATTAACCGAAGCAGACACTCCCCTCTGGGCCGCCAGGCGTGCGATGCGGCACTGGCAAAACACGTTGAGCTTTATGGGGCCTACGGGCGACAGAAAACAAAGAGAACTTATACGGTGGTGGTTCAAGGCTCAAAGATCACTGTAGAAGTTGTTAACAGAAAAAGTAGCTATGTGGCCACAGCCATGAGCTGCGCGCGCCGGCTACACCATCTGCCTGGACAATGTAACTAAGGGGTTTTTATGACTAATACATCTCATAAATCAGATGAAATTTTGATAACCGATGACGTTCTGTCCAGATACAAAATATCGCGCAGCACACTTTATTTCTGGAGCACCCCATCCCGGATGCCCTCTTACTTTGCTCAGCCATTCCCGCAGCCTAAAATAAATGGCAGCCCTAAAAGGTGGAGACTTTCAGACCTGCTGGCCTGGGAAGATAACGTGGGGATCAAACCAGAGGCTGACCAACCAGCTTCTCAAGGTGATCCTGCCAAACAGCAAGCCAGTGACGCTGATCATCCAGATAATCATGCAGGTTATAACGTGCCATGA